CTCTATTTCCTTTACACGCCTTTCCCTTTCCTTATTCCTTACCGTCAAATTAGTGGTTTTCCTTACCGACATAGACTACCCTTTCCATGTATCGTTTTCCTTTATCCATTTACGTTCATCATCACTAAGATCACCTGTTGATTCACGATGATATACACACTTGTTGCATAACCCTGCCTTGGCACGTACACACTTGTCGCAATCGTATGGGAAAAACGCTATGGTGGTCTTGTCATAGAAATCCTCACTAGCATCATCGTCAGAAAGCCATCCTTTGAACTTTGCAAGCATATCAAGCGCACCTTTCACATCCTTAAAATCAGCAGTGTCTATATCAGAACGCTTTAGGAAACTTTCTATAAGGCTTATCGCATCTTCAAATTCAAGGTTATCCTTGTTTATCAAAGTCTTTGTCTTTTCCTTATTCTCACCTTCCAATACACGCCTCATGGATGGTGTCACATAATCGGAAGCAAGCATGGAAGATTTGGCATAATTGACAATCTGGGTTATTCTTGGAGAGTTCACCCATTGCTTGGCTTTCATAAGCAAAGAACGCTCTGACATACCCTCGTCAACAACGTGCGTAGCCTTGTAAAACAAGACAGGATTGGTATCTATGACATAAGCGGACGCAGCCCATAACTCCATCTCATTCGCATCATCAATATGCTTTGCTATATCAATCTTCTTCTGTTTTTCATCGTCAATAAGAAGATTGTTACTAAGGGGAAGTTTACCCCATCCTTTATTCAAACCCATTACCTTTCCTCCTTTATCTTAGATTTTATCTCCCTTACCCTCTCGTCAAGTTCAGAAGAATATTTAAAAAGATTGTATATGCTACTCCTGTCAATACATAGAAAATCAGAAATTTCAGACATACTTAAACCCATGTCACGCATAACACAGCACACAAGCGCACGGTTCATCACAATATCATGCTTTCTGCTTTTCCTGTTAACATCAGTATCGGAGAGTCCGCTTGCCGCTAGAACTCTCCTAAAAATCAAAGCGTTGTCAGCCTTTTTTCCCATTTTCCACATTTTCTTGGTCTACGATTAATTGCATTATATCAGCGTAACCAGCCAAATCAACCATATTGTCACGCTTTTTATGGAATCCCTGTCTGCATAGCTTTACAGCTATCTGTACAGCAACACAGTCATAAGGAGATAATTCCTTTCCAGTAATCAAAGAAGCCATCTTGGAAATGTTTTCAAAATTAGCTACAGCATCACCATAGTCAGACTGCCTGCTGTTGCTACGGATATCCTTTGCCTCATCAAGGATGCTTCTCTCTTCAATACGATCAACATAAGCAATACAATCCGAGAAAAGAATATACTCTTTACCCTGGTCATCCGCACAAAGAAACTTTTCACCATTCTCAAAACAGTATTTAACAGTGACAAATTTACCGAACACATTTGACTTGCTTACAGAATCTTCACCGTGAAGTGAAATGTATTTATCACGGCTTATAATTTTTACCTTGCTGTTCAACGTAACTCCAATCATAACAAATCACCAACTTTTATGTTATCCGCATCCTTCTTATCAGAAAAGAAAATACGGTCATACTTCGTTTCACCAAACTCAACAAACATGGCTAAGATAAAATACTTGTTCAATACACTATCATAACCCTTGTCATAAATCTTGTTTATCTTTTTTGTTTTCATACTTACTTACCTGTATTGTTTGTATGACCAAAACCTCCGTCTCCCCTATCCGTTGAATCAAGGCTTTCAACCTCAGCAAATTCAACCTCAATATAATTACTGAAAAGAAGCTGAGCAATCCTCTCCTTGGCGGCAATATAGAAAGGCTCTTTCTCAAAACTCTTCACTACAACACCGATACAACCAGTATAGTCACAATCAATAACACCATCCAACACATCTGCGTCATGATACTTCTCGTCAACGCCAATAATACCTTTCAGGGAAAATCCACTCCGCGGCTTGATGATAGCCTTCATATTTGATGGCATCTGAATGGCTATACCAAGTTTAATCAGATTACGACCTTTTCTTATCAACGTGTTGTCAGGAACATACAAATCATACCCAGCAGCACCATCAGTTTTTTTTTCGGGAAGAACTGCATCCCGTCTTAATTTTACAAATTTTACTTGATTCATTTTTTATTTATTTTTCTCTTTAAATCATACATAGCGCATTCCCTGCTTCGATAAATCTTGCTTGCAGGATAAATCACATCATTGACAATAACAAAGCCGACAACAGGATCGGTAATGGGAATTACTTCACCATCAACAATAGTAAAATTATTCTCGGATAAAAGCCTTCTCATAGCGGCAATCTGTTCGAGAGTAGCCTTTGATATATCATAGTTGTTAGAAAAGTTAAACTCTAAATTACAGATAAGAACATTCTTGTCCTTATATAAGAAATTAGCTTTCAAACCACCAGTATTAATAAATACATAATCTATTAAATCTCCTGTTCTGCTTTTAGCAAACAGGAAATCTCCTTTCTTGAAATCGTCAATCTTGACTAGTTCATAAGTGCGCTCATCAATCTTCTTCAATGAATACCCCTCAGGTAGTTTTATTACACTTGCATCTGTCTTACCCATTTCTTTCTTCCGTGTTTAACCGAAATGCAGCCTCCCTAGCCTGATCCTTCGTTCTATACAACTCTATTTTTTCAAACATACGACCATCATCACAGTCATACGTACACAAGGTGACAGCCCACATATTACCACGCGGAGAATAGAAATACCTGCCGTAATCCTTTCCCATCATCTTACCGTTAACCCTTATTTCTCCTTTATTAGCCATAACACGACTTATTTCCTCACCCCAAACTTTTTCCTAAACTCATCAATAGAGCACGCTATTCGCTGACCAAGATGGTCTACATACAAAACAGCATCTGTGATCATTCGGTCATTCTCGGCAAGCATGTGGATAACACTGTCAACGACACACTCTTTGCCGCTACCTAATTCAACATACTTATTACCCATGACAATGCAGTCTTTTTCCTTCAAAGGAACAATACGTTCAATCTTGCTTTCACGATATTTTTTCAGTTTTTCAAAGAACTCACGGTGCATTACACGCTCGTTCTCATCCATCACATGATAAAATTCACAGCAAATACCGTGAACATTATCCACTGTATTAATCTCATCAAGGTTGTCAATCACATTCTGCAATGCGTCAAAGAAATTCACATCATGCTCATCCAATACTTCTTCCATCATTCTATCAATGGAAGCAATAGCTGCGTTCTTGAAATCAATATCATCACAACTAAATCCCAAAGAGATATAATTACGCAATGAAAGAAGATTTTCCTTAAAATCAATTCCTATTCCAATATCCATTTCCTAAATTGTTTAACATTAATACTATTCAAATTATTAATAACAGCATCTCCGATATCATCGTTATGCTTCAATCCAAAAGACAGGCTAGGATATTCCCACCATCTCGCCACACGTCCTTTGTCACCCCACAAAGATATAGCTTTATTATCAAAGTCGGGGAATAAAATAACATTTTTTGGCAATTTATTTCCAATCTGGTTCATTCCGCCACAAGCTGTCCATATAAAACCGTTACCAAAAGCCATAGAAGCTATTATGGCGGTTTTCTCCGATTCAACCATACAAGTTATCGCATCGCTGCAATAATCCCCTAAAAACGGCTTAAAATAACCACGATAGGTAAACCCTTCTCCCGTAGTAAACTTCCTGAAAGCATGGGTTTCCTTCTTCCTGTGACCGTTCACACCATATCTTATCCTGTTGTCATGGCACACGTTACCATCCTTGTCGGAATACCAGAACACAGCGGATTCCCTTCCAAGACAGCCTACCTTATACCTTGAAAACACATCATTCACGGAATCAACACCGAAAACACCTGAAAGGTACTCGTACAGGTTATTACCCTTCCAATGCCCGGCATCGCTAAGCCTGTCAACATACTTCACATCAACAAACCTTGATTCCTGTCTACCCGAATCATACTCCCTCTCGTAGAAATCCTTCAAACTCATCCTGCAACCTTCCGGGCTTGACAGAATCCTAAAAGCATCAGAAGCACTACTGCAACCGGGAAGATAAGACACGAGAAAGTCAAACAGGTTGACAGAATCACCGCCCTGCTCGGTAACGGTAATACTGCCCGACTTGTTCATATAGAAAACCAGCTTATCCTTCCTGCTATGGCTCTCCAGATTTATCCGGGCAGGCAACGTCCACCGCTTACCCCTACGCCTTAAAGGAAGCCCAAGCACTGTGTCAAGATTGGCAAATATATACTCATAATCAATAGAACCCATGCTACTTAAAATTACGCCATCCCTGTTTCATATCCCTGAAGAAATCCTTCAACGTATAACGATAACCGTCAGGATATCCTAGAAAATCAGAAAGGCATGAAACATATCCTCCAGTCTTACGCCCACTCGTCCATCGGTACACCATTTCGGCAGGAACCATAAACACAAGAAGAACAAATAAAATGTCAACGTATATGAGAAACATGACAAAACGAACAAAGCATCTCATAATCATTCCTCCACATCCCCTAAAAGAAGTTTCTTTGCATAACGCAACGCAAACTCCCAATTGTAATAAAACGTACCTAGCAAATCAAAGAACAGGCTATACACGGCATCCTTGTCACCATCGGGAACGGAATACATGATATCATCCATCATACGGATATCATCACTGAACCTGGCATTCTTTGTCGTATAACGCCACAAACCGCCAACGGCAAGTATCTTGGCGTGTTCATAAACATGACCGTCAATGGAATATACATCACAAACGTAATCATTAAACCAATCCTCATCGTCAAGCACACCACTAACAGGGCTTGCCGACAAAACCATATTAACAAACACACCAAAATGACAATACTGCTCTATCTTACCCGAATCATTGTCAAACTCAACCTTGAAAGCATCCTTGCCGCTCTCATTAATACTGCAAACCATGTCACTCACGTAAAGCGTCTTTAACCACTGGCTGAAATTATACCTTTTCAAACCAGTCCTGTTACGAGATTCATTTATCGCACACTGGGCATCAGACACACATACATACCAATCAGAAGTAACACGAATACTTCTATCAAATAAAACAATCTCTTTATTATCCATATACAATAAAATTTTTCAGCAAAAATACATATTAAAGTAATATGGTAAAAACAATAACAGTTAAACAATATTAAACAGATAACCTAATCTCCTTCCATTTTTTAGCTTTTAACAAACCAACACGGACAGCTTCATTGTTATTCCATTTAAAAATGTCACACATAAGAGATATATATTCATGGATCTTATCTCTATACAACAACTGTTCTTCTGTTGCGTGTTGCCAATCTGTCGTTATACCACATTCTTCTTTTATCATAGTGCACAATAATGACATAGCTTTTGAGAACTGGCTTTTATTGGAACAATTATTATACAGCGCACCAGTCATTTCTTTAAATGAATCACCGCTATCATTACGATATTCAAGAAGTTTGTCAAATAACCATTCATACACTTCAACTTTCAACTTTGGATTTATCGCCAACGCCAAATCCAAGAATAAAAAAGGATGAACCCATGTATGATGCCCTCTACCCCTTCCGCTGATAATAGCAGTACCATATTTTTTTTCTAACTCTACAATAAACTCCCTTGTATTATTGCTTTGCCGCCACTCATGCCATGAAAACAAAGATTTACCATTTTTTAAAAGCCAATTATTACCAGCTTTAATCAAATCCGTAGCAGAATACATTCCACTATCAGAAACAGTTATTTTTTGACCAAAAATAGATGTATCCATATCAATAAGTTTTATATAACTCGAAATTATTATCCATAATACATTTATAGACTATGCCAATAAACTTTCCAATATTAACCTTGTTGTCTATTCTAATGACCTTATACCCCTTGCCTATTAAAAAGTTGGTTCTATTGATTTCATCAATTGTATCATATCCAATATGTCTGTTTTCATCTATTTCAACTATAATGGATTCATTAATTAAAATATCAACACAATATGGCTCTATAGGGTACTGCCTTTCTATCGTAAAATTAATCCCAGATGATTCCATAAACGATTTCAATTCAAAGAAAAACTCACTTTCGTCTATTTTTCTCAAAGATATATCAGAATCAGAAACTAACCCTTGGACAAAAAGCTCGTGTATAAAAAACTTTTTCTCGAACAAAGAAAGCCTATAAGATTTAGATATCCATTCTTTAATACATTCTCCATTAACAAGGACACAACTTCCTCTTCCTTTTTTACTAGGACGAATTATGTTATCTTGATTAAGACTGTTTAATTCAGTATGTTTAAAAGAATTACTTCCTATAAACACATTAAAAACAGACGATTTAAACCATCCATCTCTAACACTTTCTACTTTTACATTATTAAATATATATTCCATATCTTCTTTTTTATGCAAAGATATGGAATATACACAAATAAACAAAACAAAAAGGGTATTTATTTATCATAAAACAAACCACCTTTAGAACGGCAAATCCTCCTTCATTATATCATCAGCCTGTTGCAGAAGGTATTCGTCAGGATTATACTTCCGTCTTAGGACAATCTGAAACATTCTGTTCCTATTTTCATCCCACGCGGAAGTGACGGAATAGCCTTCCTGGCGTATCATGTCAACCATCTTTCTCTTGCTGTAAGGTCTTACACCACAGTCAATACAATATGCACTGTATTTCACATACAGGTCACGGTCACGGATAGCCTCAAGTTCAATTCCCCCATCAGCATCATACCCCGAATCGTAAAGATACGACAGGACACTGTTGGAATCACGTCTTGCGTTCTCCGTAACGGATTCTATCGTATAACTTCTCGTAAACTCACCCTTGTTCTTCACAAACCGTCTTGCACCCTCTATTATCCAGTTGATAATGGCAGCCGATTCCTTTGACAGCTTCAACGGAAGCGACCTGTCTTGCTCCGATTCCTTGAACACACGATAGAACGGAATGACAAGGGAGCGTCTGAAATGACCGTAAGTCTGGTCCGAAACGGAAGGCATCTTGTTAAGGTTGGCCATGAAAGGCGGCATCATGTCGGCAAGGAAAGGCTCACCGAACGGAAGGCGTGCCATAGTAGGCTCACCGGATATGAACTTTTTATACTTGCCACCGCTCACATCCTTCCCACCCATCTCGGAAGCGTAGTTGAGCAGCTTGCCGTTTATCATAGCTATATTGTACTCGCAAGTAGACTTGTCACCCGACAGGTCAGCCATCTCCATATAAGAAACATTATCCTTCCCTAGCGCGTTGACAACAGCGTCAAAGAACACCGACTTACCGTTACTACCACAACCGAGAAGGTAACACATCTTCTCCATCTTGATCTTCTTCCTGTCAACAAAGGCACACCCTACAAACTCCTGCAAGGCATCCTGGGTATCCTTCACAGGGATCACATCGTCTAGGAACTTCTCCCACAACGGGCTGCGCGCCAACGGGTCATAATTGATATTGATACGTATGCACGATTCTATCATAGGAGAGAAATCAAACGTTTCCATCGTTTCCGTGTCAAGGACACAATTGTCAAACGTGATAAAGTTACGCTTGGGATTGAATATCTCATGCGTCACGTTCTTTACGATGGTACGGTAGAAACGCTCGCTCGTATCGGTCATGTACAGTTCGCTAAGACCGTTTATCCGGCACAAGTCCATGCACAGGCGCATCAGATCATCCTTCATCATGGGAACGAATATCTTACCGTCAAAAGCCATGATGGAACCGCTCCTGTGGCGTCTGAAATTGCATTCCCTGCACGCATCGGCTATATCCATCTCGACCATAGCGGATATGGAACGCTTCCACTCGCCTTCATCCCTTGCTTTACGGAAACCGCGACCACCGCCCTTGTCCGCCAGCTTGCCCATAACGGAATCAAGGATGTATTCATAAGAAGCCTTTGCAGATTCAGCGACAGTCATTTTCCCCTCCTTTCTCTACCGATTCTACCGATTTCTCCCGGTCCACAACCTTCCCGAACATTACAACAGGATACAGGTCATAATCGTCCGTTGATATATCAGGGCGTGCGTCCATATCATCAAGCGAAGAATACACGTCCGCGATGTGCTCCAGTTTCCTGCACACGATGGAATCACGTCTTATCCCGTAATACTCTATAAGGTCAGCCATGTACTGTATGGTGATGTCCTTGAACCATGTGAACGTATCATCACGTGTCCTTGCCCCGTCACAGCAGGTATTGAACGTGTACCCGAAACGCCTCATCTTCACGAAGTAGCTGTTCCGCCACAACGACACCGACTTGTCCATCTCGTTCCCTGCGTTACGTATCGCGGTGACGATGCTTCCAGGCATGAGCGCACACCGTGAAACGCGAGCGGCGGAAGGCTTCCCGTTCGCCCCGGTCCCATCCACCATATCCACATCTGGCACGAACCTTAGATCATCCACGCTCCTTCCGCCCACAACGGACGTGTCATGCCGCATAAGATAGTCGGCATCCACGATATGACCGTACTGCCTTACCTGGCCCTCACACCACGAAGCAAATCTCCTTAACGACCGTTTCCACTCGGAAGGAAGCACATACCCGTACCTTGCACATATCTCCGCTATATGCTTCCTCTCCTTCTCCCATTTTCTCTTCATCTTCCTCTCGTACTCCAGCACCTCACCCTCCACGCTGACACCAGCTACCTGTGCAGCCATAGACCTTGCAGTTAAAGGTACGGGCACACGCTTGATGAATGACGCTTCCGACACGAACACAGCCTTTGTTCCGTCCTCCAGAGGCTCGTCAAGTTTAAGACAGCAGTGACGGTCCCTGAAGCTGACGAGCGTAACCCACCCGAACAGCCACGTCTGAACCCTCATTCCCTTGTACCAACGTTCCCTGTCGGGCATTGCATCGGACAGGCATACGACACGCCTTGATTCGGGCAACCTAAGTTTAATCTCTATTTCTTCTTCCATCTTTACACACACATTTTATCTGATTTCACCTGCAAATATAGCGCAAAAAACAATACGAAAACAAATAGTTAAATTAATTAACTGCAAATGTTTACGTGATTAACAAATGCGTGTCAAGGAAGATAGTTTATCTTTCTTTACACAATATTTTTTACTTTCACGTCCACAGTATACTTTAAACAGCAAAAGTAAAAAATGTTGATTGTTGTTATTTTTTACTTTTGTAATGATTTTTCTCATTTTAGTTAAAATGATTTAACTATATTTTTTTATTTACTTGTTATTTTCTACGTTAACAAATGTAAAATTGGCTTAATTTAACATAAAATAAAAAATCTCGACACCGATAGTTGCATATGCAACTAATTGATTTTGAAAAACTCGTAAAAAACCTACGAAATTCGTTGATTTTTCGTAGACTTCGTAAACTCTTCGTTTTTCAACACTTGTCAAGAAATTAGCACAAATTAGTGATTAAATGGTTGAAAATAAGCTATTTAGTCTTGTCAAAAAAAATTGAATCGTAAATCTTTGAAAATCTACTCTCTATTAATTTGCATATTAAATGTTAAAAGTAATATATATATACAAAATATACATACACGTACACCTTACATGCTCTATTACAATACATATACACGTACATCACATATACGACACATACAGCATAAAACACCAAAACTGCATACGTAATTTAGTATAGATACATATCAAAACGACGAAATCAACGAAGAATACTGTAAACCAATAACTTATACTGCAAAAAAAGACATAAAAAATGCAACCACACCTACGAAACACACCGAAAAACCTACGATTTTCGTAACTTTTTATGTAAAGATTTATCCGATTTTGTTGAAAACTACCGAAAATACACCACCAAAACGCAAAATCAGCCATCCGAGCAAAATTTGGAGAAAAAAAATTTTCAGAAAAAAATTTATCGGGAGCGACACACCCACTGCGAAACCTCCACAAAAGGGGGTATGGCACTGATTTACAGGTAGTTACGTACGTTTATCTATCCCGTTTTTCAACGTTTGTAAATAAAAATAAATTCTTTTCTACGACAATCGAATTTTGAAATCTTTACAAATAAAATATCTTTACAAGTGACATCTACGAAGATTTCGTAATTCCCTCATTATCAGACACTTACAAACAAATTTAACACAAATTAACATTGAAAAATCTTGAAATTAAACATAATATTAAGCTAAAATAGGTCTTGCATGGTCGGATCTATTAATATTATGCAATATTAATTTAAAATATGTATATAAACTGTATTAATTTTGGAAAAAACGAGCTTAATTTATAATGAATGTTAACAAAATATACAAACTAATCAAAAACGCTGTATGTTTGCAGTGTCGGAATGACAAAGCGCTATATGACGTATTGAAACAGCTTGCTATAGTGACAGTATAGTACAGATCCGCAAACCAGGGAATAAGCGGAATATAAACAGCGGTATTGTTAGCCACGATGCAGAGGCACGAGTTTTACTTGATAATGGAGATAGTAACTTAGTGCGATATGCGATTAACATCCCTAATATAATATAATGTATGTGCGTATGTATCCTATACATAAGCCTTAATATTGGTCGGTATATATACGATACGTACATATTGTAATGTAGCTGCCATTGGTGTACATTGGTAACGGTTACAAGCCCGTATTAATACAGAGTACAATTTAAAACATTATATATTATGAAAACGGATAAAGAATACAAACTAACTGTGGAATACCGTAATGGGCAAAGGTACTGTTATTACGGAAAAACGAAAAAACAAGCTATAGCCGAATTTAAGCGTAATTTCGGTAACTTTAGAAATTTTGTCAAGAAAGAATGGGAAATAATTATTAACAATTAAATATTACAATTATGGAAAGATACGATTATTTGGAAGCGGTTAAAGAGGATGTTTTAAACTATATCAACGAAAACAATATAGTAGTAACCTCCGAAAACCGGGACGAAGTGGAACAAGATCTTAATGATACACTATTTACATGTGATAGCGTAACGGGGAACGCGTCAGGATCTTATACATTTAACGCGTGGACGGCCGAGGAATATCTATGTCACAATTGGGACCTGTTAGGAGAAGCGTTAACGGAGTTAGGATGTGATATGAGCTATATAGAGAGAGGTGCAGAGGCATGCGATGTTACAATACGCTGTTATCTGTTAGGCCAAGCTATCTCAGAAGTTTTAGACGAAGTGGAAACAGAAGAAGAAGAATAAAACGAATAACGAACAATTTAAATATTTATAGAATTATGAAAACAACAAGAAAAGAAATATACCGTATTTATGGCAAAGAAAATGCAATATTGCTAGGGTATTGCGAAATTCAATATATACAAAATTATCTTACAAAAATCGGATATACTGAACGCAAAGAAGGTTGGGCCGCTGATATTTTCGAGTTACCAGAACCGTATAATAATATAGTCATTTGCACAGGCTATGCACCATTTGGAATAAAAAGTGAAAAAGCGTTTAAAGTGTGCAAACGGTGGAATGAATTGTATTGCAATTACAATTTTAAACAGAAAAAAAGAATGATTAAACGTTTTGCACATGAATTAAGTAAGGCACTTGCCAATAAATAATTTAAAACGATAATAAATATGAAAACGAACAATAATAACCTAGTAGATTTTTCAAAAGAATATACATACGTAGCGTCTGAAAGTTTGGTTCAAGAAGCAAAAGAAAAACACAGTAATATATACCTTAATTTCTCATACACAAATTACGGAGGATCGTTTTTGGACAAGGTTATAATATCTTACTTTAAAGAATATTACCCGGAAAATATAGTACATGAGAGAACAGCATGGTACGGTGAGAACGCGTTTGTTTTTGGGAAACCTGCAAAAGAATTATTTCAACAAATAGAAAACGGAAATATACTTAATTTTGACAATTTAACAGATTATTATTATGCTAAATTTTACGAACAAGTAACAGAAGAGGCAACCAATTTTATAAGCGACTATGAATTAAATAATAATTTACATGAAATTATTTGCAAATGGCTGTGTACAAATGGTAGCCCTGAACCTAATTTTGTAGATTATTCAGATAATGATTTAAATAAAAATGGATACCTATAACAATATGGAAGCAAAGAGAATAACAATTAATCAAGCGAAAAAGTATTGGAAAACATAAATACCTATGTACATGTAGGTAAGTTTGAAACGGGTCTAAGAACCAACTTAAAGAGCGTTAAATCAAAATGTTATACTACTACTTATGAGTATAATGGATTTTTAGAAAATGCAACAAAATTGGCTATTATTGCTGAAGTTAACATATATAGAGTTTTTGAGGTGGAAAGATCCGAAACATGTTATTACCTAAAAAACGACTATACGGAATATAATATATATATTGATAACAAAACAAAATTTTATTATACCGAAATAAAAGGTAACAAATTTATAGCTGTTACTTATATGGGTGTATGCAATGTATACCAATTGTTTTCGGAAATACTTCCTATGTCTGGAAACACGGAAAACGAAATAAAGGATAAATTGATAAACGTATATAACGAACTGCAAACAGGTAAGGAAATACAAGTTAAAACAAATGTAGGTTTATTAAATATAAATCTCATGAAGCCTGGAAATTTCGCCCTAGTGATAGAAGGGCGTACCGTTCATACCTTACCAAATAAATTTGAAACATTTTGCGATTATCTTAAAAAATTCATGTTATGATTGAAACATTAATATTACTTGGTTGCCTGTATCTATCAATACGGGTAACTGATTATATCGAAAAACAGAAACAAAACAATAACAATTAAAAACGTAACATTATGGAAAGAAGAAACGACATATCCAACTTGCTTGCAATGTATATACATAATACAAGTGAGATATACAATATTTCATCATGGCTGCAAAACTGTGTGCTCAAAAAAGCAAACAATGGAGTACAACCACAAATGGAACACCTTGCAAATTGTAGCACAATGAAAACTATAATCAGAGAAGCCGCCAAACTGTTATATAAGTATGATGGGATAACACCCACAAAACAGGAAAAACAGGAAGCGGCTAAAGAACATGCAAAATATATTCTTGGGTGTGTGGAAAAATTATCACCAATAAAAACAAAAACATTATGATACAGGTAATTATTGAAAATCCGAAAACAGGTAAAAGCTATACATGTAAATCGTATAGCGAAACAACCAAAGATATAACTTACTATCATATAACATACAGTTGTATATTAAGGCATAAGGATCACCCGTTTTTTAAACAGTTTTACCACGGTCCGAACGGAATGCAAACAGGATCGGAAAGATACAAGGAAATACAGGAACTCGAAAAAGCCGTTATAGGTGCACCACTATACAAGCTACTAGGGCTAACTATCACGGAAACACCCCTAGACGGACGTACTAGGTACGCAAAACAGTTACCTTTATATAATACGGACGTATTGGCAGAACTCACCTATTAATCATAATCATGATACAGTTTTCCATTTATACTTGAAGGTTCTCCCGCTTACAGTCGTTCTATAAAACGTAAAGTAACCAAATATAATTACGATTATAGAATATGGCACGATTATGCAGGAGATTATAAACATAAATAAATATTATTACAATGAGAAAACAAAATTTACAAAAAGAATTATATCCTATCCTTGAAAACGAAAGTATTAAGATAGGAACGTTTAAAGCTAGTAGAAGTATTAATACATTGGATTTTATCAGGGAAAATATCAAGTTTTGGAAAAGCTATGACGGGCACAAGTTACCCGAAAAACAGGTTAAACGAGCGTATTATAACGGCACCAGGACACAAAACATAATCAAAATGTACATAAATACACCCGAATTGATTAAGTTTGTAAGAGAGCACGCAAACGACTATAAAACGTTAAATCGAAAGGACGTACCTAGCTGCATAACTATTGATCGTAGGCGGAGTGAACGTTATTTTTCCGTATATATCGAAAAGTTTGGGAACGTGCGTTTTGATGAAGTGTTAAGAGTTTTCCCATTATTACCAAAAGCATATTTGAACGAGTAATGAAAGTAATTAGAGTTTTAAAGAGAATGCTAACCGATTCAGATATAATAGATCTGTACGGTATGTATTGTGATTTTTATAAAAATATACAATAATTTAGATAGCATTTTACGCAATTTGTTAGTTGCTGGAAACATTGTAACCGTATCATATGAACAAATGAGAGAGAGATACGCAAAGAACTGGGCTGATTTGTTAAGCCTGTCATTTAGGGAATTAAGATAAATAGGATTGCCCGGTATGGAGAACAACGAATAGAGCGATACTATTACCGGGAACTAATTAATAACTTAAAAACGAAAAGATATGAATATTATTACAGATAAGGCGAAAACTCCTGCAAAGCTACGTTATAGGGTGAGCAATAACAGCGGAACAATAAATAAGGAGTTCGGCAAAAATCAACAAGCGGCCTATGACTTTGCAAACGAGATGAAAGAAACGGCAACCATACGCGGATATTTTGTTTTTAAACATAGAGGGCAATGGCAAACGAATACGGTATTCATTGATCATGTATTTAAATAACCAACTATCCCGGCGTGGAGAACAACAAGCGGATCGCCACCGCCGCCGGGAACTATTTATTAACTTAAAAATAAAAAGACATGGAAAGTACATTCAAGTTGTTAGCTACTGACAGACAGGCGCAAATACTATTCAACAACTATTGCGTTAAACTGATGGAGTTCAAAGGGGATAAAGAAAGTTATCCAGAAATGAATATAAATAATGAAATAATTTACCCGTGGCGTGTTATATTACGGCATAAAGAAGAATTAGGCAAACTTCGTGGGGTGTATTCATTTGAAAAACTTGTAAGTATCATTTGATTTAAAAATAATCATTATGAAACGAATTGAAATTTTGGCTTTATTATCATTAAGTCTATCATCATGTAGTGAATACTTCGATAAATAACAAAGTAAGAATGAACTAAAGAAAAAGTATTCTTTCGCATTAAATTACTATGTTGAAAGATTGTCCGTTATTTGAATCATACAGAGATAGTATCAACAAGTACACAATACTTTCAAATGAACTTGATTACTAACTTAAAAACAAAAGAATATGGGAACGAGCAATCAGCTAAGTATTAAGCAAATTATTTGTTTTAACATTATAGCGGCTGAAAAAGTTGCCGGGAATATATGTCAAGGTCTTGCTGTTAAGCTAGGGAAAGCGTTTATATACGATAACCGTGATATTGATGTCAATGAAATCTCATACATTAGTCAACAATGTGAGATTGCGCTTCAAAATATATCCAAATTAGGTCTTACGGAAGCCAAGAACAATGAAATGAATAATATAATAGCTAAATATAATGGGAACGAACAATAAACAATCCATCCTGGAAGGACGGAAATGGGATGTGATAGAGAGTGTTGACGGATATTTTTCCGGGGAAAAGAACGGAGTTATCATACAAGGAACGACAATGAGTGATCTGTATGAAAAATGTAAATCTTTTGATATAGCTTCGGTTATGGAGAAGATTAATACGGGTGACAATCTGAACGACTGGGAAAAACGATTAATAAAAGTTAATAAAAAGTTGTTGGAAAACCAATAAACTATATCTTTGCCGTATGAGAAAAAAATACGTTGCATATTATAAAGGCTGTACAATAGAGGTCACAGGAGAAAAAGACTTCATGTACCGGATAATAAAAGGTGAACGGATGGTTCTCTTTGTAGATATGTTTTACAGGTCTACAACTGATGCGCTAAAGGGCGCAATGAGGTGGGTGGACAATAATGTTAGAAAGGAGTGAATTTATGCTTTTTGGAATTGTTTTTGCTATGATAATGAAGGCTATATGTGGAAATATGTTGGACGATTGATGATTGTCATTGTATGGCTTATTGTGTTACAGATTTTGTCAAAATGTTAAACGTGTATATCTATGACTAAAGAAGAATTTAGAACAAAGAAAGAAATTATCAATTCAAAGATGAATGAATTGAAGAACGAAATGATAAAATTAGAGAAGGAGTACATTGAATCCAATGCGAAGTATCCTATCGGAAGCAAGGTGTGTATTACTACTAATGAATCAAAACGATATGCCTATGTCAAGGATTATAGGATTAATTCTCTTGACAATATTGAACCATTGTTTAACAAGGTGAAAAAAGATGGAACCATGTCGGAGATGGGCTTATATGTTTGGTCTTGTCAATGCCCTACGATAGAATTGGTAAAGTAGTAATTTTTGTTTACGATGATAGAAAAGGTGGAAGTAGGAACCCTTGACATGGGCGAACTGTTTGAACACAGGGGTGTGATATATGAGGTCTTATACAAAACGGATTATTGTGTTCGTTGCCAATACCCTAACGACAAATTTCGTTACAGGGATATATGGAAATATCTATATACCGAATTTAGTTTATGGACAAAAGTTAATAAATTATCAACTACTCACAAGTCTTTGGTCTGAGGGCTTGAAAAGCCCAGGTTGATTAGACTAATCGTTAGGAGAGAATAGGAAACTTGATAGATAAAAGAAAAAGTATATTAATTGAAAAGAGAATGCAAGTAAATTTATGAAAACACTGGTTTTTGATGTAATGCTTGACGGGCGGTTTGTACATACGTTCAGATACCAATATTGCCCGTTGTTCCCGATAGACGAAGAGGAACTGGAGAAGTTTGTCACCGACAGGCTTCCTACGTTGAAAGGTAAAGATTTTAAAATAGTATTTTAATATGAAACAGACAGTAGAAGAAGCGGCAAGAGAGCACCAAACGCATTTTGAAATATGTGATGCCGAAGGTACAATAAGTGGATTTATTAATGGAGTGCATAAACAGAGTTATGAATCTTTTATTTCTGGTGCCGAATGGCAGTCAAAGCAATCACCGTGGATAAGCGTTAAGGAACGGTTGCCGGAGCCTAACAAGATTGTCCTTTGCAGAATGGTATCAAATGGATCGATTGTTAGTGGCTATATCGTTGTTTCACCTGGGAGATCGCCATACGTTGCGACAGACGGAGGATTTGAATTTGAGGATTGGAACGACTACGAGTGTGACATGTGGATGCCTATTCCGTCTTTCGATGAGATACTCGAAGCCAACAGAGATGTGCTTGAACGGATTAAAGAGAAAGGAGATTAATATGGAAAGGTACAGAATCATACGAGGAGAAGGGTGCAACGGTTGTATTCCCATAATAATATATTGGGTACAAGTCAGAAAAGACAAACGTATTTCATACGAATGGGTGAATGTAAAGGGCTTTGATACCTATAAGAGAGCTAAAGAGTTGTTGAATGTTTTAAAAGGATGAATTGATTATGAACAAATATAGATACAGAGAAGTAAAAAACTATATCCATAACGAACTAAAGTTGACTAAAGAGGATATAAAGGATATAATAGTTCCAATTGTGAAAGAGGAAGTTAAACATATCTTCCATAACACCTATGGGGACGATGTTAATATAGAGAGGTGGATTCGTTGTATGGTTTCTGACGAGATAAAGAAAAACGGTGATTACCTTATGATAAGAAATTTGTGTAGGGAGATAATTAAGGAGGAAATTGTCGATAGGTTGTCAATTGATATAAGCCTTAAAAAGAAGGAGGAATAATTATGAGCATATTTACGTTAGAGGAAGTGAATCAAGCGATCAATATGGCAGTTGACGAAACATCTAGAAAGGCAGTTGAAGTTCTTTCGTCTGTATTGGACAATTGGGTACATGGCGGTGATGCAGATTGTATCATTGCGGAGTTTGAAGAAAAGTTAAATGAAGCAATTAATGGATAAAAGATGATGGGTGTATAGACAAGCAGATTGCGAAACGCAGAAAAAGGAATAAGAACCGTAAAACACATAGAAAATGAAAAAGTACAAGGTTTTATTTTGTGATATGGACGGAACGTTAATAGAAACTGCAAGCGGTGAGACGTTCCCGAAGGGTATATGGGACATGAAGTTTAAGTTTGATGTCCTGGATGCAATAAAGAATTTGAATCCCGAAGAAATTTTTATCGTGACAAACCAGGGAGGGATAGAAAAAGGGATGGTTCCAGAATCATTCATTTGTGTAAAATGTGAGTATGTGAATTACAGTATAATGGATTATTGCGACATTGATACGCGTTTTAAGTATTGCGGAAGCAATGACAGAAGCAACCCTATGAGAAAGCCGAATACCGGAATGCTTGAAGAACTTATTGATAATTACAAGACATGGAAAGATTGCAGTTTGGAGGTAGAAGATTGTTTAATGATTGGTGATGCAAGCGGACTTGAAGGGCAGTTTTCAGATAGTGACAAGAAAACAGCCGAGAATTTCGGTATAGACTATATGGATGTCAGCGAGTTTGTAAATGTTTACGGGAAAGAGGTATAATTATGAAAGTAAATAACGGAATAATAATAGACGGAGTGTTGCATGAATTGTGCGTTGGAATATGTGATGAGTGCTCATTACAAAATGAGTGTGATGATAGTTCAGAAATCATTTGCGATATAGCTTATGAAAACCCAAACATGGACCAGTGCTTTGTCAATCGTGGAAAAGTAACGGATATTAAGATAGATAAGGAGGAATAACTATGGGATTTACAACACCGTGTTTTATACGCAAAAATACACAGGAACTTCGGAGAGGACTGGAAGAATTGGGGTATTCACATGGTAAGCCTAAATATTATGCAGATGATGATAACAAGTATGATTTTATTATGTGTAATAATGGAATATTCTTTTTACTATCCCAAAAGAATCATGTGATAAGAAATGGGCATCCTTTGGAAAAACGTGGAAGTGTTGATTGCGGAACCAACGAGGAACTTTTCCTAGCTATCGCTGCATTGAGGGATGATAGTAACTACATGCAGTGGTTTATAGCAGATTCCATTCTTAGCGTTTCTTATGGCGATTCTATTGGTAATGATCATTATTTCACAGAACTCAAAGGCATTATGTTCTTTTGGGATGAAAATTGGGATAATGCAACCATTATTTCAGGACGTTATCACAAGGCCACCGTAAACGAACTGATTGAACATTTTAAAACAAAGGAGGAACAATGAAAGCAAGAATAAAAAGAAAAATTCAAAAAAGACCATTCCTATACAATGTAGGACAAGTTTTTAAAGCTTGTGATTGGCTTACTGAAATTCAGCGTGGAAATATGGCTTGGCGTAGGTATCGTTCATTCGGTACTATTATTAAATCAAAAAATTAAAAAAAAAGAAGGAATAGATGGAAATAAAGAACATAACCGTTTCTGTATGAAACATAAAAACAAAAGGATGAAAAATGAAAAGAATAATTACTGTCCAAGATATGATTGACGAATTAATGTTAGTTGTCAATAAGGATGCTGAAATAAATATTGTAATGAATACAGGAGATTACCAAACTGAATACATTCCAGATTTGTATGATTTTTCCGTCATTGACTTTACTGATGTGCATCCTGATGATGGGAACTCGGAAAATAAAGTAGTAATAGAAATGTTTCGTTAATTGGATGGAAGTAGAAAACACTCTTATAAAAAGAAAACTTATATGAAAGTAGGATTGATTGATGCGGATTTATTAGATAACGGAACCACATTCCCCAATCTTGCCATAATGAAAATGTCCGCGTTCCTTAAATCAAAAGGTATTCATACGGAATTATTGATGGATGGAAACAATATTGATTCCTATGATGTTATTACCGTATCAAAGGTGTTTACATCCACAAACGAACCAAGTTTCATGCATGGATATAAGGGAAGTGTGATGTATGGGGGAACGGGATGGTATATGGGAAATGCTCATGATAACAGCTTCAATGATATAAGATATGAGGATTTGCACGATCTTCCTAATACAAAACTGTTTAACGGTTTGTTATGGGGAACACAGATGCCCGATTATCATATATATGATTCCTTTATTGAAACGATAAAGCGAAAAGGTAAATTGAAGGCGTATCATTCGTCCTATACCGATTTTTCCATAGGATTCCTTACAAGGGGGTGTTTCAGAAAATGCCCGTTTTGCGTAAACAGAAACGAAAGCAAGGTATTCAAATATTCGGAGTTGTCCGATTTCCTAGACAGCGACAGAAAGGTAATATCACTTCTTGATGATAATTTCCTTGGATATGCAGGATGGGAGGATGACCTTACAGAGTTGCAAGCAACCGGGAAACAGTTTCAGTTCAAACAGGGTCTTGACATAAGACTTCTTACTCCTAACAGGGCTTCCATGTTATCCAAGAGCAAATATTACGGTGACTATACATTTGCATTTGACAATATAAAGGACAAGGATGTTATTTCAAGAAAACTTGATTTATGGAGAAACATTACAGACAAGTCAACCAAACTTTATCTGTTTTGCGGATTTGGAATCGGTACAAGCAGAGAGTTGCTTATAAAAGACATTCTTGAACTGTTTGAAAGGATAGAGATACTTATGAGATACAAATGTCTTGGATATGTCATGAGATACAAGGATTACGCTCTTCATCCCATGTCAAACATATATGTGCAGATTGCAAGATGGGTAAACCAACCCAGTTTCTATAAGAAAATGTCATTTAGGCAATTTTGCGAGTTAAACCAAAAGGGAGTACAGAAAGAATGTATGTCTATGAGAACATTAAAATTCATGTATGACGAATTTCCTGAATACAGGAGTAGACTTAACCATTATTTTAACATGAAATATGAATAATTTTAAACTATATATCGCCCGTGACGAAGGCAAATGGGATGAAGATGTACAAACAACAGGAGAACTGAACCTGTTCTATGATACTCCGGAACTTCTGTTTAACGTAAAAGACTGGACATCATACTGGGGAAATGCCCGAAAGATAGCGAATATTCCCTCTTACATGTATCCTCAAATCAAGGATAAAGAGTGCTATGTTTTCAACAATCTTGAGTTATACAAAAGTTTTAACTAATAATAGAGAGGATAGGCAGTTAGCCTATCTTCTCTTTTCGTATTTTCTTTTCATTTTTCTTCTTTCCACCCGTGTCATTCCCATGCTTTGAGCAATACCGAACAGTATTTCCTTTTCTGAATCGTTAAGCATATCATATACTTCTTCTTTGCTTTTTCCGCTAATCATAGCCATAAAAATCTTTTTCATAATGATTTATTTTAGTTTTTTCTTACAACAATCGCAAATCTCGTCTTTTATAGGTTTTGTAAATAAAGCACCTACATATCCTGCAAGGTATCCGGCTTCTTCTGATGAAGGCTTTATGCCATAATGATCAATTATATGACCAATCATGTGCTGTTTTTCATGCTCCAGTGTATTCATAAATTCTTCATCAGACGTACTGTGACTGATAATAATTACAGTGCACTTATTGTTTGAATACGTTACACCGTAATTGTATTTTTCAGTCTTTATCTTATCCGTTATCCTGTTCAGCAAATGAAAAGGACAGCCAATATATTCCAGTCTGTATATCGCTCTTAAATAAGAGTATTTATCCACAGAATAGAATACATCAACCGTCCAATCATATTCCTCAATGTATAGTCTTTGTCGTACCATAGCAATCAGATATAATCCTCCCAAGAGAAAGGTGTTCCACAGGCTATACACTTTGCATAATACTCGTCAAGAGCACGGGTAGGGCTTCCGTCAACATCGTCAAGATAGTCTTTTACAAACATACAGGCATATTGCTCATTGACTATGGATGAACCCATATAGTCGGCACGTACCATATTCAATACATAAACCTTGTTGTATTCCACATCATTCTTCAACTCAACATTGAATTGCTTCATTAATGTTTCCACTTGATCCTTGTCATACGGGTGTATTTTGTTTCCGTTCCTGTCTTTCATTTTGGAAACGGCATATTCACATAATTTCTTAGAGAAGTTCCATCCGTGTTCTGCAAGATATTTTTCCATTCCCGAAGGAAGTTTCTCATATACATCTAATCTCGTTCTTTCCATAGCTTTTGTTTTTAAAAAGATAGCCCGTAGCAAACCACTACGGGCTTAAACCAATTTAATTAGCGTCTACGTCTGGCGTAAGGACCAGTACCTTTGACTCCGCGTCTTTCTCCGTACTCATCATCATCATCCCAAATACGCCCATCATCGTCCATTCTTCTACGCATTCCACGCTCACCGTAACGTCCATCCATTTCCTCCATAGCGTCACGATAACCTTCTTTATACGCTTTTTCTAATTCCCGGTCCATATCTTCACCTTCAAAGCTACGGCCCATTCCATATACTTTCCAACCCATAGTGTTTATTTTTTATTGTTGTTATTATTATTGTTTGTATGTTGCACGTCAGGCAATTTGATACCAGAAGCAGCAAGTTGTGCAAGTATATCCTTTATCTGTGACAATTCACCTTTAAGTTCCTTCATTTCCTTGTCCTGCTGTGCCTTTTCGGCAAATGCAGGATTCAACGCTGTAAGCATCTCATCGCAGCTTTTGATTACTTTCTGATGGTATTCCACAGATTCCACAACCCTTACACTACTTATTTTCATTGCTTCTATCTCTGCATTGATGGCATCCTTGCTTTCCGATACAACCACATTTCCGCCTACTTGGGAAAAGTCTGCTATACTAAGATTGGCTGGCAACTTTTGAAAATCAAGAGTATCATCTCCAACCTTAACTTTCACATCCACAACCATTTCATTTTGCGGAAGAGGATATGCTGTATATCCGTTCTGATATTTAGGAACAGGATTTGAAACACTTACCACAGTGCCCACATCACATCTTGGGTTTTCCCCTTTATGCAATATGAAAAACTGCTGTCCTTGTCGTATTGATTGAAACATACTTATTCTAACTTTTTAATATCATTTTACAGTGCTTCTAGCCTGTGCGGCAGTAGCAGGTGCAACGATATGATTAACTACTTGAAATATCCCATTACATTTGTCGTAATAGACAAAGTATTTATTGCCTTGTGAAATCTCACTTGATGGCATTTGATCTCCAGAACCGTTTACCAAAGGAACCTTGCTTGTGGATGTTGATGTGGTATTTGTCAGTGTGGTAGCCACAGAAACAAGATACCCGTCAGATCCGGCAGCAGGAACATGATTTACACTCAAGAGCAAAATACCTTGATTTGGCAATCGCCTGAACAGGCACGGGCTAATACCATAGATAACCTCTGAATTTGTCGTGTCTGTTGTTACAGAAGATGTCCGAACAAACGGTATTCCTCCAAAGTCAAGTCTATGTACTCCTTTAAAACGGTTAGCGTTATATCCCATCATATAAGGATTAAAAAAATAACTCATAACTTTTCCCTTTCTTTAGAATTTTACTATATTTGCATCGGGATAGATAGGAGTAATTAACCTATTGAAAAGGGTTCGCTAACGCCCTTCCCTCTTTTTTTTTATGTTAGCATCACTAAAATAAGTTAGCAATGACAAACGAAGAATTTATTAAGAGCATCTCCTTGGAAGGAGAAATTTGGAAGGACGTAATCGGATATGAAGAAACATATATGGTTTCTTCATATGGTAGAGTTGTGTTTAAAGAACGTTTTAGAGATAATGGCAATGGTGGATACGTTATGCCACCAAAGCTATGTCATTTAATGGAAACGAAATTTGGATACTTACAAGCTCGCCTATATAAAGATAATAAAGAGAAAAAATGCTATGTTCATAGATTAGTTGCATCTGCACATATATCTAACCCTAATAATTATCCCATAATAGACCATATAGATACCAACAGGAAAAACAACAAAGTATCTAATTTAAGATGGTGCAATTCCTCTATGAATGCTCTAAATCCAATAACAAGAAAAAGAAACTCTTTATCTAAAATTGGAAATAGAAAAATTATTCTAGCAAACAGTAAATCTGTTGTTCGTATCAATCCAAGTAATCCTAATGATATTAAGATTTATGAATCACCCACTTTTGCTAAAAAAACAGAAGGATATAATCAAGGTCATATTTCCGCTGTATGTTTAGGCAAAAGAAAGTATCATAAAGGATATAAATGGATGTACCTATCCGATTACGAAGCCCAATTCAATAAGTCAAAGAACTCTTAACTAAACTTTAGCAATTGCAACCACAGTTGTCACCAGCAGCATAACCTGCACCAAAACCAGCCATGAACGGATAACCTCCATAGCAACAATTTGGGTTAGGCACTATATAGGATGGAACCGGGCACGGAGCCTTAAGTTGTCCAACTATATTTGCAGTCTGAGCCTGTTGAGAAGCAGCCAGAGCCAAATTGCTGTTTTCCTGTCTAAGTGCATCTATCTTGTTTTGCATTTCACGCATTTCAAGCTGACAGAATTTATCATTGATGATAGCTGTTTGAGCGTCTATCTTTGCGCCAAGAATGTTAAACTGAGTGTTCGCATTGCTTGTCAAAGTATTAGTCTGCTCTACAGTAGCCAAACGGCTATCACATCCTTGACGTTCAATAGCTGTACGGATATCACAGCAGCAAGAAGCAAGCTGAGAACCGATAGCTGCACTATTGGACTGAATTGAGTTGATGATCTGTTGAGAGGAAAGACCTACCTGATTACCAACTTGCTGAATCTGTCCTTGAATTTGGCAGATAGCATTCTGCAACTGTTGAGTAGAGCAGTTCAAAGAACTAGCCAACTGATTGATAGCTGTTCCGTTTCCTTGAATAGCGTTCATCAACAATTCACGTCCTGCTTCATTGTTCAATTGAGCAGGGATTCCGTTTGCTCCATTGCCAAACCCGTTACCGAATCCGTTACCACCCCACAGGAAGAAGAGCAGGATAATCCAGATCCAATAACAACCAGCACCACCCCAAGCGTCTTGATTTCTGTTACCATTCATCAAGGCAGCTACAAGATTGGGGTCTAATCCTTTATTCTGCAACAGTGCAGGAATCATTGACATAATACCTGCGCTTTCTCCAGCGGCAGGATTGTCGAACATAAAAATTTTGTCTGAACCTATAATATTGTAATTTAATGTGTGTGTATTATAACTCCCGTAAAGACTGTGCACTCATCTTTACGAGTGTAAATTTACAACATGGATTGCCTAAACAAAAATAAAAATTTCGCAGTATAACCTATTGTGTTTCAGATAGTTTAAACTTGTTAAAATAAGTTATTTACTTGTGTGTTGTTTTTCCTATTCGTATATTAGCGCAATAATTTTAAAATAGAGGAATTGAAGATGAAAGAATTAAAAAAATGGAATAATAATCCAATAAAGATTACGTATTTAATACCTAGTGGAAACAAGTACGCTTATATAAAATTAGGTGACACTGTTGATCTGACGAACGGAACATATAAAATAACCGCTTTGGATAATGAAGAAAACATTTTCCAAGCGGTTAATATGGAGAATAAAGATGATTGTGTTACAATGTATGCGTATGAGGTTGTATAATTTCCCTAGCTTTTAGTCTTGTATTTGCCCCTTGACTTCTTTGGACGTATAAGCCCGTTGTTTTTAAGAGCATCCAATGTTTCTTTCAAATAAACGGGTTTTGTCATTCCTTGTACTCTAACGGGAGATAATAACGGTTGTACGGGATGAAATTTAGTACCTTTGTATGTAAGCCTTGCAAACTCGGTATCACTCACATCAAGATACTTTATGGCATTTTCTCTATCAAAATAAGACGGTATGATAGTTGATTTGTTTATTGCGTCAGTAAGGAAGTTGAACTGTTCCGCATCAACATTCGAGTTTCCGCTTTTCAATGCTAGAGATATCCCGTCAAGTAAGGAAGCTAATATAGTGTTATAATTCATGCCCATGACTTACTCGATAGATGATATGTTTGCTGTTCCCGTAACACTTACCTTGCTTCCTGGTGTGACTGAAAAATATTCCACCGTTCCTGCCGGGAGAAGCATTCCTGTTGGTGCTATTCTGCTTGATCTGCTTTTCGTTTCCTGTACCAATGAGATACGGCATCCATCCGATGTCGCTACTCTTATAAGGTTTGACAATGCTGTGTATTCCTTGTCGGTTACATCTTCCGATGCTGATATTCTTGCAGCTACGATACCTTTTAACGCTTCATCCTTTGAAGCGTTTTTGGTGGAGAAATACCCACCTATCTGTTGTTTATCATTGTTTTCCATATCCTTTCAAGTAAGATTGTTTCACACTTTCGGCAAACTCGTTCAGCTTTACATAATCTGGGTCAAGTTTGTTTAAAATACCTTTTCTGAGAGCCGCTTCTTCCTCACCGTTGGGAAATTCATCCTTTATGGCGGCATCTACCGTTTTGTCGTATGATACAGGGTTCTTTACACGCTGTACATCGGCTTTCCACTTTTTGACGAACTTTTCCTGTACAATATTTCCCATATCGTCCGTTTCGGGTTCGTCAACTTGTTCAATGTTTAAATGAACATTGCTATATCCAGTGCCTAAATCAAAGATAAAGGCAGGCTTCTCGTCAAAAATCAAACCTCTTTCCATAGTTTAAATATCTAATGTTCCATCAAAATAATAACCCCTATTGAATTTTATGACAACATCTTCCAATGGTAAAAGGCTTTTGTCTACTTGGGAAAGGAATGCTCCTAATGTTTCGTATCCGCCTTTCACAAAGCATTTTTCTCCTTTGAACAGTATCTGCATTCTTACCCATGTACTATTGCCCTTCTTTGTAGATGGTCTTACATCAAAATCAAGAATGTCTATATGCTCATCGACAAGTTTGTCTATCTTTATATCCTTTCCGTCAAACTTTCTTGACACTCTTATATTTAAGTTACTAATCTTTGTCATGTGGCTATTATTATTAACTAAAACTTTATTAATTAAGTTTTTAGAATCACAGTGCATCAACATACCCATATAACTCGTAATTGATTTTGGGTTATTACGTTTTGACGCAAAGTTTTTCTTTATTCTCTTTCTTATTTTGGTATGACCAGGAGTAAAGACGAATCCACCGAAATCTATTCCTTCTGAAACGGGGAATATCCTGTAATTTTTCTTCATCTCCAATTTCTTTTCATACCACAGGTAATTTCTTATCCTCCACAGCCATTCATGCAACTGTTTCTTATCATGGGATAATATCACCATATCATCGGCAAATCTGAAATAATGCTTTACTTTGAACTGCTCCTTCACAACATGGTCCAAAGACCTTAATACCAAATGGCTTCCTATCTGAGCGTCAGGATTGCCAATAGCCAGACCTTTATTGCTATAATTAAGCGTATTCATAAGCCATAACGCATCCCTGTCTTTCAAATCTTTGCTGTATGCCTTCTTGTAAACGCTGTGCCTTACGGACGGATAAAACTTCTTAATATCCATTTTCAAAACGTATATTTTCCCGTTTTTGTCCATTTCAAGCAATGTCCGTTTCATCTTTCTCACAAGGGAGTGCTTTTTAACCTTACTTGTAATACCCCTTTTGGGCAGACAGTTATATGAATCAAGTGTAAGGCTTTTTGTCCATCTGTCCATCATTGGTATCAAAAGGCTGTGCTGGATAATCCTGTCCGGATAAAACGGGAGTTTGTGTATCTCCCTTATCTTTCCTGCATCAGTCACTTTCTCTATCACCTCATACTTGCTTACATGGTATGATTTGTCTTTAAGCATCTGATAAACATTCTGATGATATTCATCCTTATGTTTCTCATAATCCCTCACACCCCTGTGATTTCTCTTTCCTTTCTTTGCCTTTTCAGCAGCAGAGATAATGTTATCCATACTGCCTATCGTTTCAAAAATATTATTCAATCTTTTCATCTTACGTGCTTTTCTTTGCCCGTTGAGCCAAGGCTAACTAACTTTCCATATACCTACAACTGTAAATGTACTAATAAGTTCCCATCCTCAAACAATGGGTTGTCTTGACATTTTTCATCTTCCTGACGAGGCTTCTGTATAGCAGTAATTTTTTTAGCACGTTAGCTGCCACCGATGTTCGTGTTCGCAGTTTCAGGGGCATTGTTCGCATAACCATTCCGCAGAGAACAATTGTCGTTGTTCGACTTACCACCAAAGTAAACACCACCATTCTACAGACCGCCTTTTTTCAACTAACCGCCTTTGACAGACTTATTTCACTTTGCTGACGCATTTGGTTAGATTTTTATTATGCAAACTTAAACATAATTAATATATTTTGCAAGTTTTGGGAGGGGGATTTTTCACTTCGTGAAAAATTAGGGTTGGGTTATTGTACAACGAAAGCCGCCACCGACGCTCGCGTCCGCAGCGCCAGGGGCCTTGCCCGCAGCACCATACCGCAGAGAACAAACGCCGCTGTCCGACCCACCACCAAAGTGAACACCACGCCTTCCAATCTTACCCGAACCTGCATTTCCCGTAAACCAGTTGTAATGGCATTCCCCCGTGTGAAGATTGCTTCCCTTGACCTCTCCAATAAGAGAGTTCTTAAAGTTCTTCGTTATGTATCCTTCACCTCTAGCCATAGAACCGACAAATTCATATGTATTCTCAAAACCGTAAGATTCCCCAGGATTCTTTTCTGTGGCTACATTGTCCGTAGTCAGATTGTTCACGTCATAGGTCTGATAGATGTCTATGGATGTAGAATCGTGCATGACACAATCTATCCCACTGTACCACATCCATATATCTCCCCACCCGGCAATACGTCCGCGAATGATAGGCTGTGTGAAGCATATCTCTATTTCACGGTTTGTAACTGCCGCATTGTCAGGAATACTCCATCCGCTAGTTACAGTTGCATTGACAAACTTGGCTACGATACCCGACATCTCCCCGTCAGCCAATCCGTTATGACCTTGGAAGTTGTAGTATTTGTATTTTGTGCTTTCATATTCAAACTCGGTGTCGGGAGCGACATTGTGTTCCTTTGCGTATGACATGGCAAGCTGCGCTTCAAACATCTTCATGCAAGGACGGTAGTTGTTTATAAGCTGTGAAAAATTGTAAGCAGTTCCTGTTTCTGATGCTTTAAATCCTTGCCCGTTCATCTTGTAATACACATAAGTCTGACCGTCCGCCTTCTTGAATCTGACGCCTGTCATTTTCCCCCAGCTTGACGCATCGGGGGCTGAATCGTTGGATGATATTCCTTTTCCGCAAACAGACTGTGCGTGTAGGTCTTTTGTTCTAAACTTAATAAAGAGAAGCGTACACCACACTTCAAGGTCAAGGGCGAAGGCATTGGCATAAGGATAGTTCTTCGTAATGTCCGGGTTCTTTGCCCTGGCGTATTTCTCAAAATCAAAACGTGATACATTTGTCGTAGGCCATCCATTTCCTTCCATTATGTTTACGCCTAGATTTCCTACTGATGTTGCTCCTTTTACCGTGTTGTCAAAAATAGATCTCTGCTTCCCATCCTTTATCGTGGAGTAACCGATACTCATTCCGAACGGTTTTATCTCTATGGCCGTATCGCCACCGTATGTAAACGGAGCGTCACTGACTAGCCTTCTTTCGTATGTATCATCCGTTCCTCCGTTGATTATCCAGAAAGGCTTGGTGTTTACAAGCATAATATCGCTTCCGTCATCTGTTACATCAGTTTCGTCAATAACAATATTTGACGGGCTACCATCAGCCATTTTGAAGAAATTGGTCTGGTCAAGGAATCCTACTACCTTACCGTCCTTTACCTTTGCCACACGGAAAGAGTTGAGGATAGGATGTGATATCTTGAACTCTTCCTTTCCTATCCATGTCTGAAATACAGGGTCTGTCTGCCCTCTTCTCATTTCCACTCCATACATATTACCCTGCTGCATCTTTATCTGTTCGAGAAGCGTTTTGTAGTCATTGGTAAAGTCGTTTGTGGATAACGCCTTACCGTCCACTTTGTCTACCTTCTTGTCTAGGGCTGCTTTCTGCGCGGTGGATACAGGCTTTTCTGCATCGGACGTATTGTCCACCTTTGACAGACCTATATTGTCTTTCGTTATATTGACATTGCCCGTCCTGTAAGACTGTTCGGCATTACCTTTCACGCCTATGACGGTATTCTTCTGTGCGCCTTTCTCTATTTCGTCAAGTTTGGTTTTTAACTGGGTAGTAAAGTTGTTGTCGGTATGGACATAGTCTTCGTCCATTACCATGCCTTGTCTTATCTTGGACACCGTGACGGATTTGTTCTCTTTAGGGCTTCCCGTCACGCATGGTATCATCTCTTCTCCCGTAGCGGTTTCAACGGGAGGCATCTGTGAAATTTTAAGATTATCTTCCATTTTTTTTATTCCGTTAATATTAAACCATTGTTTTCAAGCAATATGCTGTATCCATTTTCAGTGATTACGGTATTCCGAAGAACCTCTAGCGTTATCCTTGAATCAGCAAGCTTCCATGAATTGTCAGAAAACGGCATATACCCGTCTTTCTTTACAGACAGCGACATCGTGCCATTTGCCATACCCCGTACTTTCACTGTACCGTCAGACAACGTTCTGTACTGTACACCTCCCACCGTGACCGTTGCATCCTGTATGGGTGAGCCGGATACGTCCACCACCGTTATCGTTACGATAGCCTTCGGTATATAGTAGTCAATCAAATCCTGCTCGGTGAATCCGTCATTCTGTTTGGTGGGAACGGAATCGAAACCGATGGAGTTGTAGAAAGCTGAACTAATCCATCCGCTATTATGGTCAGTATTGCTAAAGAATATAGGAGTTTTAGTTTTATCACCTGTCACATCATTGTTTACTATGGTGATTATTTGCTTTTTGTTTAACAAAGCGGAAACTATTGTAGATTCATTCAGTGTTCCATCAATATAGGTCTTGCCGTTTGAGTTCCTACTATTATAAGCAATACTACCTTTGTCATTGAATACGGCAAACAGCCAAGGTTCAGTAGTAGTCAGTCTTTGGTCATAGATAAACTTTCCATCAATGAACGGATTGATAGTTATAAACAATACCTTAACGCCCTGCTGCAAGTTCCCCACAACACCGTAATCATCCACTCCGTCTGTCACTAGGGCGTTGGGATAGGATGGGATTTGCTCAATTGTGATATTACAGGTATGAGGATAGGAAGCTGCTATAACTTGCCATTTCATATTATATGTAGCGGAATATGTGGAAGCAGGTAATTCGTACTCTCCATCCTTTTTCATATCAAATATAATCGTTGCCAATTCACCTAATGATGTATCTCCATATACTACATATCTCAATGTTTCATTAGATGTGATACCTGTTACTCTTACTTTGTATTTTTTGGACGGAGAATTAACTCTAGTTTCTATTACTTCACTACTTACTTTTACATTATTTATAGTAATAGTATTGTCTGTTATAGTTCCATCACCTCTTACGCCACTTAAATAGGTAATAAATAATGCACTGTCAAGATAGTTATATTCATACCCACCCACACCGCTCATTGCCGCGAACAGAAAATTGTTAAGTTTCAGAGGTCTGTTGTTCCCACTGAAATCCTGCAAATAAGGATTAGCTTTTAGTATCTCGTTTGTGGGAACGGATTGTTTTGTAGGTATTTCTTCTACCACAATATTACAATCCACATCATTCACATTATCGCCTGCCAAATAAAATCCGGGATATGACATATTTGTTGTACTACTGTTAGTATATGAATTTACATCATACTCCCCATCAGAAGTTATCTGAATACTATCATACCCTAATCGTCCTTTCATAGTAAATCCCTCGGGCAATCCTATTACACGTATTTTATAAGATTCTACATATTGTAACGGTTTTACAATTATTTGCCAAAATGAAATATTATTGTTATTTGTAGGTGTATGAGTTATCGTACACTTATTTATAGTATTATCATAAGTCAATTTTCCACCATTGTTAACGAAAGGATTTGCATAGGCAACGCTAGGAATATATGTATCCACAGGCTTTGACATATCGTACCAGAACACCATATGTTTTGGTATCCATTTTTCTATCACCTTGTTCATATCTGTTTTTCCTGTACCTGCCGATTTTACAAGTCCAAGTTTTCCTATGTTAAAAAAACCTATTTTTCTCATTTTTCGTCCATTTTAACCCACTCATCAGATAAAAGCAGCTTCTCAAACTCTCTTGTGTCCGTGTCGTATGTATCGTAAGGGAAAGGATGTTCCGTTCCGTCCTCAGGTAACGTCATAGGCATCACTTCCATAACCTTATTGGTATGGATCATATAATACATCCCGTCTGTCGATTGTCTGAAAACGGACAGGTCATCTTCCGAAAACATAATTTCGGCATCTATTTTTGGTACTATGGAAAACTGCATATTATGAATTTTATCTATTATCGCAAAGATAATTAAAAAAAAGTTAAACGTATTGGTTGCATACAGTTTTATGTCGTATATTTGCTGAAAATTTTAAAAAAATATAGCGATGAATGTACTGAGCCTTTTCGATGGGATGTCGTGCGGACGGATAACACTTTCCGAACTTGGCATTCCTGTAGAAAAATACTATGCGTCCGAAGTGGACAAGTTTGCCATAAAGGCAACCATGCAGAACTTTCCTGACACCATACAGCTTGGTGATGTAAGAGAACTTGAAGTAAGCAGACTGGATAAGATAGACTTGATAATCGGAGGATCGCCATGCACGAACCTGTCCATGTCAGGCAAGAGAAAAGGGCTTTCAACGAAAGAAGGCATGGAGGTTTTAGACTTGCAAACGTATCTTGAATTGAAGGAGAACGGTTTCGAGTTTGAAGGGCAATCTTATCTGTTTTGGGAATACATACGTATATACCACGAACTTATTAAGCGTGGTGACAATCCCAAGTTCTTCCTTGAAAATGTGGAAATGGGAAAGAAATGGGAATCTGTGTTCAATGAAACAATGGGGAGGAAAGGAATACATATTAACTCCGCCCTTGTATCGGCACAAAACAGAAAGCGTATATACTGGACGGATATCCATGACGATATTCCACAGCCAGAAGATAGGGGAATACTTTTAAAGGATATTCTTGAAGAAGAGGTTGATGAAAAATATTTCTTGTCTGACAAGATGATTGAATGCTTGAAGGGCAGGGTAAAGACGGATAATGATCCGATATGTGTTGCGATGCGAGGGCGTGAATCAGCCTGCCTTACTCCAAAAAGAACCGAATATGGAAAAAAGATAAGAAAGGAATATGAAGCCGGGATTGTAAAGGATCAGAGAAAGAACATCCAACAGCTTGAACCTAGGGAAGATGGAAAAACCAATTGCCTTACAACGGTACAAAAGGATAATCTGATAGTTGTTTCGGGAACGATATGTGGATTTGGAGGGAGGCATTTCCGTGAAATAAAATCTGGTAAATCATGTACACTGCTGGCAAGGGCTAGAAATGATGGAAGCACACAACCATGCGTTATAATTGGTACTCCTAATATTGCCGATATTACAATTCCAAACAAATATATAAAGAAAAATATACGCAGTATAGACGATAAGGCTCATACATTACTTGCTACATCACACAAGGGAGCAATGGCAAACGGTATGACGCTAGTTGATAACGGTAATTTTCGCATTCGTAGGCTTACCCCCACCGAGTGCGCACGACTTCAAACCGTTCCCGAATGGTATATATGGGATGGAATATCCGATACACAGCGTTACAAGATGCTTGGGAACGGATGGAATATAGAAACAATCAAACATATCTTTAAATATATTGAAAAATGAACGTATTGAGTTTATGTGACGGGATAGCTTGTGGACGTATTGCACTAGAAAGAATGGGGTATAGAGTGGAAAAGTATTACGCAAGCGAAATAAACGAACCGTCTATCAAGGTTGCACTGGATAATTACCCCGATATAATTGAATTGGGTGATATAAAAAATTGGAAAGAATGGGATATACAGTGGAAAGATATTGATTTGCTGATTGGAGGAACACCATGTCAGGATTTCTCACAGTTAGGGAAAGAGAAACTGAACTTCGATGGCGAGCGTTCGGGATTATTCTTTGAATATGTCAATATACTCAACCATATCAGACAGTTTAACCCTAACATAAAGTTCATGCTTGAAAATGTGAAGATGAAATCCGATTGGGCAGCTATCATATCGGAATACCTGAATGTCGATTATGTGTATATCAACAGTTCCGATTTCTCCGCGCAAATGAGAGCAAGATACTACTGGTGCAACTGGGAAATACCTGCATGGAAGGACAAGGGAATATTGTTCAAGGACATAATCACGGACGGGTATGTGGAGAAAGACAAGTCATGGTGTATGCTTGAATCATGGAACAGGTTTGCCAAGAACCCCGAATCACTGTTGAGAAGATATAAAAAATCACTTACACCGCTTATATTCAACTCACCCGACTGTAATCCCGAAAAAGGTTTCAGAACGCCAAATATTACGGAAGCGGAAAGATTACAGACCGTACCCGAAGGATACACCAAGTCGGTACAACCACATATAGGCATGGGGCTGTTAGGGAACGGATGGACGGTAGATGTTATTAGTCATATTTTAAAAGGATTAAACAATGAACGCAATAGTTAGTCATATATTCGCATTCCTTTGCGGATGCTCATTTGTCATACTTGCAGCTATTTATATTGTAACAAAAGGAGATTGAATGGAATAATAATAGACGGAGTGCTCCATGAAATGGTTGAATCATTCAATATAATCGTGGGAAAGTAACGGATAAACACTCCCCCTTACTGATAAACGGCAAGGGGGAGGATTGTGTTTATAACCCCGGACCCATAGAAAGAAGCAATGTACTTCCCTTATATGCAGCACTGTTAAGGCTTACCCATACCCTACAACTTCCTGATTGAATCAAGTCCGATGATATGAATATTCTCACCTTCTTGTCAATACTAGAATTGGCGGATACTTGGAAATCTTCTATTGTTTCTCTTGCTTCACCTATAACCATAGGATCTTCAAATTTCTTACTTGCAAACCTAGCCATACAGCTATTATTACGGAAAGAAACAGGGCTGCTTGAACTGTTTCTCACTCTTACAGTAACTTCAATATATCCCATAATAGAAGGCATAGTACCACCAATTATGGATATGCTTACGTAAGAACCAACTATCTCTATATCTCTTTTGCTTACCATTGGTACGGAATATGCTATATGAGCAATATCGGGGTCGTCCTGCTTCAATATAGCTGTACTAAGGAAAGGATAAACTTCCCAATCACCAGCAGTCATACCCCACGAGTTTACAGTAACCGTAGCGTATCCTGTTCCTATCTTCTTGTCGGCAGTAACACGCCTAGACATCTGACTGGTCTTGTGCTTAACATAGACACCGAAATAGCAATCAGCTATCTCGGCAAAGTCACCCATGTTAAGAAAATCAGTATCATGCCCCTCCGATGGCATCATTATAGCAGCGGAACAGACAAAATTACTACTAGTAAACTGATTGGTAGCAGTATCTGGGCATGAGAACCTACTTATCGGTGGACTGGCAAGATGGTTGTATCCGTTAAAGTCGGTAAGACGACATGGGAACCTACCACCTGTCGGTGCTGTATATTCCCATCCGTTCATGCTTCCATCTGCGTGTTTTGGCGCATCCCAGTATCCTGCCATTTGAAAAGGTTTGACACCACAGTTCCCATCCCATCCTTGCCACCATTTTTCATTTGGTCCAGGTGCAAGGCTTTCGTAACGTACAGGTTTGTACCGTGCCCACGGGTTTATTTTCCCGTGGGTGTTTGCGCACGCATACCCTAATTCATAACCATCACTAGTAGGACCGATGCCAAGAGTGGCATAAACGTCACCAGCAAGGTTTATCGGGGCTGTAATCTTTCCATTAGAATGACTCATAATATTTTTTATTTATTAATTGTTAATACCTAATCTCTTTTCCAATTCTTTCACTCTTTTCTTTAATCTTGTAACCTCATCATCTACTTCCTGCAAACCTTTCCACACAACAGGGATAAGTCTTTCATAATCTATGGTGTAATAGTCCTTGAATATGTCACTGACCCACTGACTGTAACCGCCGGAAAGTAAATCCTGGGCGATAAGACCATAATTCCATTTTTTATGATTGAATATCTCGGAATTTCTCTTGGCAAGATTGTTCCAGTGATACTTCACACTCCGGAATTTACGGATAATACCCATAGCATCATAACCCTGAATATCGGTTTTCAACCTTATATCGGAAGAGGATGCCTTGGCAGTAATTGCTCCAGTGGCTATGATATTTCCTGCTACGTGCAATTTTTGTGACGGTGAACTAGTTCCTATTCCAACTCCCGTAGTATTCATTACTGCACAAAGAGAACCTCCTGCGTAAAATGCAACTCCTGAGGAACCTTTTAAATCTAGCCAAATACCACCTTTGGAAGTTATTACTGCCGCATTGTCTATATTCCCGTCAATGTTCGCTGAACCATTGAACGGTCTGCCCCACAAAGTTCTCGAAGTAGTAAGCACATCCGCACTAGAAGCCCTACTGTCAGCCAACGTGGAAGCACCTCCAGCCGATACAGCCACGGACGTGTTGGATGTGGATTGCAGATTTTCCCATGCGGAAACGTTAGCACCATTAGCCCAATATTGGTATTGTATGTGCCCATTGTGATATGAATTAATCTGGCGCACTTGCAATTCAAAATTGTTTGTTCCTACACGTACAAGACGGATATTATCCATTCCTTTTGCGAATGTAGGAAGATAAAGGCGTGCCGAGTTTGAAACATTTCCTACATTGCTGTCAGAAGCAGAAGGTCCAGTTCTCATTTGGAAAATGGCGCAGAAGTGGTAGTATCTGACTTCTTCCTGTGCATGATTTCCATAGGCGTACCATATCTGACCCCAAACCGTTACTGACCTATATGGTCCGGCTCCCGATTCAGAACAAGCGAATATCTTTCTCCAATTATTATCAGTACCACCTAGAGCAAACTGTACTGAATAAGTTCTAGCGTTATTGTAATTTCTAGGTAAGAAATTAAGATGCCAATTGTCTAGCATATCCGCGTTCAAGTTGGTATTCAATGTTGTGGATGAACACTGATAAGGTGCTGTGCCTGTGCCTACGGTGGATTTAAAATACCCGTCAGTTCTTGTGTTCCCAGCAACATGAAGTTTTTCTCCCGGAGAGTTAGTACCAATACCTGCCAATCCACCACCAGTACACATAATCAAGTATTTTCCTGAATGGTGTTGTAAAAATAAATGGTGGTCATATCTGTTTATCTCCCCATTATATGCAGTATCATAACCGCCTGAACTATTAACACGTCCGATACATATCGTACTTTCTTTAATTCCTCCCACTACATTAAGCACACCTGTTCTAGTGTTAAGCCACATGGCGTTTTTACCCTGCGCCACAGTTTGTCCGCTAATTGTGGGATACCAACCTATTCCCATCCAAGAGCCGAAACGTAGATTGGCATCATCAGAATTAGCTGCGTCCGCGCCACCATGAACCCAGCTTCCACCTTCTCTGACCTGTCGTGACCCCCATCCTACACTTAATCCTTTATTGTTTGACATAACAGTATCCCCGTTTGCGTCAAGCAGGGTAAGAGTATTTTTTACGGTAGTAAATACGCCCGTGTATTGTCTTGCATATATAGGTTCATTTCCATCATCACAAGAAGCTATCTCCATCCATCCTGCATTGCTACCAGTAGCACCGAAAGCGATTCTGCCGTAGTCGTTACTTCCGCCCTGCAAGTGTATTTGCTGTGTAGATGTGGGGGAAGTCTGCAACATATAAAGTATATGACCACCTGATATATTCAAATCCCCTGTCATGGTGTCACCAGCTTTCTTCACGTAGCGTCCGTCAGAATAGCTGGCGTAGTTTACACTGTCAAGTAACATTCTCCAAGGTCTTTTATCGTCATTAAATCCGCTTCTGTATTGAATACCATTAGTGGGTGAATCTGACGCTGAGGACGTGTGATTATACCATATATCTAATCTCGTATTTTCTCCTGGAAGAGATATAACAGCACCATAATCATATATAGGATTAGCCATTCCGTCAGGCTTTGCATTATTGTACTGTCTTATACCTATCTGTGACCACAATGTATTATAGCCGTCAATGCCATAAGTATCACGGTGTCTTAAAAACGAATTTTCATGCAATCCATCAACCATGTCTGCATTAAGATTACCCACAACAGTATTACTTACCACAATAAATGGAGCAACGCCACTTGCTACGGTAGAAGTAAGCTGACCGCTCATGTTAATGCTACCTACGCCCGTCATATTTCCGCTTACGTTATCCGTACCATCAAATGACTGCCCCCATAAAGTCCTTGGGGTTTGCAATTTTTTGGCAACCTCAGAAGAGTTCTGCAAGGGCGCAAATACAGGATTAACATAAGTGCTCCATGACGGTGCTTTTGTATCTGCTTGGTATAGCGTTATATTCGTATTAGCCCCTCCGTTTCGGTCATGGCTGTATAACAGATTGGCTTGTATTATGGAATAGTTACTTCCACCATAACAGTACAGTTCTATGTTTTTCTTTTCCGCATCATGATAGATACGTATGTTTGACCTATTGATATTGTATGATGCTATCAATATACCTTCCACTACAGCCGTACCTCTAGTTCTGACAACTAACAGACCAAACAAATCACTAAAGGATGAGTGCAGCACAAAGCAAACGTCTGTCATTGTTTCCGTATTACGTATGGAGTATGTAGCTATTCTACACCATGCAGGTTCAGTGCCTCCTACCGTATATCCGTATTTTATAAGGGCGTTTGATGTGCCGAACGCATGGTATCCGTCCAACAAATCCGCACTTAGATTATCTACGGTTGTATTGCTTGAAACTATCAAAGGTGATAACCCTGTGGCAACAGTTGACATGAATCTAGGTGCTCTTACATCATTTGGAGTGACACGTAAAACTAGTTTGTTGTTATGGTCTACGACACCAAATCCTGCACTATCCGTACTACTTCCTCTAAGGTTTCCTATATACCAGTAGGTGTCATACCAGTTGAACCTTAATCCGTTTCTTATAGAAGTAAACCCACCATCATCGTTCTTGATAACTCCGTTATCTTTATAGATATTGGTAATATCACAATTTTCCACTCCCTTGAATACGATTGCGCCGGAAGTGGAAGCGGATGTAAGGGTTCCAGTCATAGTATCTCCAGCCTTTTTCACCCATCTACCGTCCAATACGGAAGTAGGGATATGACTTGCATCTATGACTTTACTTGAATCAGCCTTTTTCAATTCAGCCCACATAGCGTCAGCGTCAAGTCCTCCCTGCCCAGCCATGTCGTACAGTTTCTTTATCGTGTACGCATTAAACGTATTGTCAAGGTCTGAATCGGAGAAGGTTGTGCCGTCAGTAAGGTTTGCGAAGCTGTAAACGGTATTTACAACACCGCTGCCACCACCGCTACCACCTGTTTTCACGCCAAGAGCAGATACCCAACCGTCCGAGTAGAATCCTACCGTGTTTCCGTCTGTTCTATGCTTCACTCTCAGAGCCTTGTTTGCAGAATCGTAAACAAGTTGGGCATCTCCTATCTGTATATATTCGTTTGCTGTAAGTCGTGCTGCGGAAACGCCACCTGTAAATCCTGCTGAAACGCCATTGAGGTGTCCTTGTTTGTTTATTTGTATTACTCCTACATCTGACGTATCTCCATTAGGACGGAAATAAATCATACCCTCATTTCCATAGCTTGATATGACGGTATTGCCTGTCGTGTTACGGAAAACAGTATTTCCGCCATAAGACAGACCGATACCACTATTCATCAGAATATTCTTGGTAAATGTCTTTTGTCCCGAAATAGTCTGAGCAGTAGTCAAGGTAACGGCATCAGTAATCCCGTACCCTGCCAAAGTGGTAGGATTATCACCAACTGTAACACGCCCGTAGGTGTCTACTGTAACTTTCGTATATGTACCAGCATTCACCCCCGTGGTAGCCAGTGACAATGTGCGGTTTGCGGACAGGTTTCCACCTCCCGTAAGACCAGTTCCTGCACTTATCGTTATGGTCTTGTCCGCTTTCAGTGCAAGAAGTTCGGCTAGGTTGTCGCTTTCCGTAAGACCGTCAAGAAACGCTTCAAGCTCTTTCCATTTGTTGATGATGTTATCGGCATCGCTTCCTTCTAGGAAGTTGTTCAGCTTATTGCTTAACTGTGTTACGGTATTGTTAAGCGTGCCTAAGTCCTGTTGTCTAGCGAATGTTTCCCCGAATACGGCAGTAATGGTTTTTCCGTCAGAACTAAGTGCCATGTCTGTTACGGCATTTCCACTCCCCGACTGGGTGATGTTCTTTATACCACCACCTTCCTTCGCCATTTTCCAAATCTCGTTTATCGTGTACGCATTAAACGTATTGTCAAGGTCTGAATCGGAGAAGGTTGTGCCGAGATTGGAAAAACCATATACGTTTTTCACAAGTCCGTCACCACCGCTTCCTCCGCTTCCTCCAGGCGATACGCCCAAAGCGGAAATCCATCCTCTGGTATAGAAGCCTATTTCCGTACTTCCATCTATATGCTCAAATGTTACTGCCTTGTTTACGGAATCATATATAATCTTTATATCGCCAACCTGCAACGCCTGTGTTTTTACCGTTCCGCTTATGTTGGCATCTACAGCATAAATATTCTCCCATCTCTTCGATTCAAGACCAAGTGTGGATGCGTTGTTCACGCTAGGAACTACATTTGCCGTAGACAACTGACCAGTGAATATCTTGCTTGCAGTAACTGTCTGTTCCGTATCAAGCGTTACAAATTTATTGTCAGGAAGATGGGATATGTGAATTTTCTTTGTCGGATCATCCTTTCCCAACTCCTGCCACAATTTGTCCGTATTCATTCCGCCTTCCTTGGCTAGCTTCCATATCTCGTTGATGGTATATGCGTTGAATGTATTGCTAAGGTTGGAATCGTCAAACGTCTTACCTAAATCGGCAAATCCGTACACGGCCTTAATCAGTCCGCCTTCACCACCTCCCGGTTCTCCGCTACCACTCTGTGCGCCCAACGCTGATATCCATTGGTTTGTATAGAACGCTGACTTGCATCGTAACGCTTGGTTTACTTCATCCCATTCAAACCATCCGTTGAACTTCTGAAACGATGCAATAAGGTCATTAAGTAGCTGTTCAGAGAAAATATTTGTTCCGCTTCCCGTACCACTTCCACCCAATGTTACATTTGTCGTATTCTGTGTTGAAGCAGTCTGATTCTCCTGTGCCAGCCGTTCATAGAAAGACAGTATCTTTCTTCTTGCAATGGTGCATGAATATGACGGGAACATATTCTCCTTGGAATATTTAATCTCCAAAGACTGTATCTGTAACTGCATATCCACTATCTGACCGTTATCAGAGAAATCGAACACGCCTATTCCATCATCCCTTACCTTTAGCATATTTCCTTCTATGAAGTCAATGAAAAGGTTAGGATGCTCTGCGACAAATCCGCTAGATATGTCAAGTGAAACGGTTCGGTTCTCATGGTCATATCTTGACAGGTAGTCAAGAGCCGCCTTTTCAAGCGTATTCTCAGCCATTGTCACATAAGATTCGGGCATGACGATATTCAGAATGACAAACTCCGTTCCTGCTGCAATTGAAGGAGATTTACCATCCGTATAAAGGGGAAGTTTGGCATTGTCGCTATCTGTTCTGTAACATGATATTTTATATCGTGCCCCCTTGTTGAACATGGCAACATCCTCTTCCGTTTCCCCCGTATCACCGTTCACTTCACCATAAAGAGGAATAATACCGTTTTTGTTTATCTTAAATTCCGTTCCTGTATAAGTTCCTGTACGCATACTGAACACCGCGTCCGTTACAGAAGCGTATTTATAATAGAACCTGTCCTGTGAACCGTCCTGATTACCGAAATGTATGTTGCAGGTCATTTCCTCACTAAAGCCTATCTTACAGCTTCCGGCAGGAACATCTGAATCAAACGTGAACTCAACACGTATGGTGACTGTCGTATTCTGACCTTTTTCTATATATCCTACAAGAGAGGTCTTGTCGTAAGGTATTTCAAGCATACCAGTAGCACCTTCCTCTCCGATAACAACCTCTTTCAAAGGAGAAGCCTGACCCAATACACGGTTTAAAACCATACGTAGGTTAATCTTCACCTTTTTCCCTACAGCATCACTTCCTATAGGTAATATGCTGAAAAGCATCTTTCCTGAGAATGTGGCAGTAACCTTTACAGGCTGGTCATAATATGCCCTTGTACCATATATATCAAAACGCTCGAAATCCCTGTACTTGTCAAACATAGCATGGGGTTTGTACTGTGGCTGCACATTGTCGTTTATCTTGTCGGATGAATCACCGTCCTCATATACCTTGTACCCTAGGTTGAATCCAGGAGAGGTCATATAAATGAAGAAACTGTCACTATCATCACTCTTTATAGGAGTAGAACCGATAATCTTGTCTATCCGTGTAGATGCGCTAGCACCCTCACCTGCCACCTTTCCCGATTGAGGATCGGGTTCTCCGTCCGCCTTGTATGTATCCCATTCGGGAAGTCCTGGCGGGTACAGATCTCCAAGTTTTTTCCCTCTGATGGAAGGATATATCCCACTGAACGTGTTTGATATGGTTTTTCCTCTCACACCATAGTTCTTCAATCCGTATTCGCTGTCAATATAATATCTTATGTTCCCATCAGAATCATTCGGAAGAAGGATGTACGGGCAATAGCGTGATTCATCGGCAGGCTTAGCGTCCTTCTTGTATTCGGGAGGAACGTTCCTGCTTCCACCTTGTGGTATGATTCGGGTTATGACAGGTGTGCTTGTATCTACGGAAGAGGAAACTTTTACAGCACCCCCACCGTCACCCTGCTTGAATGTCCAGTTTACGGACGGTCTTGTCTTGTCCGTAATGGTTATTATCCCACCGTTCGCTGTCGTTGAGAAGTAATAATTGAGATAAAACTTGTCATAGAAGTTCTTCAATGCTTCAAACAGGTTGGTCCCATCGGTTATATCAATCATATCCTCCGTCAGTTCGCCTTCCGCATCCACGTTGAGCGTCCATGTGCCAATGCCTGTATATCCTGCACCCAATGACGCATTGTAAGATTCTATATTTGCTTCTATACGTGCGGCAAGCTGTTTTGCATCACCCCAGAACTGGAACAGACCGCCATGAGTGTATCTTATCTTATTTATTTCCCCACCTGTTCCGCTTACTATGTCAAGAAATGCCACATTCTGCAAAAGCACCTCCTTACCGTAAAACAGAAGGGAGTATTTGTATTTTCCTGCTTCGTTAAGATTATCTCCCGATGGGGCTTGGTACAGGATGAATGTATTACCGTTATATACGACTGTATCGTATTCCGATTCACTCTTTGAGTTGTATGCCTTGAACTCTATCGGAACAACGGAAACGACTTCACAAGTCAATTTTCTCACTTCCTGCAAAGACGGGCTGTATGAAAAATCAGCACTCTCCGCAATAACCCTATTTCCTCTTTTAATCTGTAAAATCATTGGTCTTTAAAGCGTTGGTTGGTCAATACTGAAATTTAACGAAAATGTATAGGCGGACACAAGTCGGTCCGGGTTCTGCAAGTCCTGAACGTCCTGATAACTCATCTTTGCGCCTGTTTCAAAACCCGTGCATCTTATCACCTGCTTTGCCGATTCTCCCCATACATCATTCCATATAGAGAAAGAGGATGAACCGTATGGCGTACCGGGAGTGGCAGGTATCACATTGGTTATATATGAATAGAACGAACGGATATTCGTCTTTACCGTTTCCACATCTCCCAAAGCGGCAAATGTTATGCTTCCTTCCGTTGGCTGGTAAACAGGCGTGACAGGTTCGTACACCTTCTGACCGTTCTTGTCATACCATTTTTCGGCATAGGCTTCCTTTCTTGTCGGCAAATCCCATAATCCCTTGCTTTCAAGTATATACAGCCTGTATGTGGCATACAAATCCTTTGCCGTATCGCTTCCTTTCTTTATAAAATATTTAGATATAGCCATTCGTGTACATTGTTTATTAGTGCAAAAATAACAAAAATAGTCTTAGAAACCATCTAGTTTTAAAAAATAATTTTCTATATTTGCATCACAATCGGTGCTTTGGATGAGTGGTTTAGTCAACGGTCTGCAAAACCGACAACAGCGGTTCGATTCCGCTAAGCACCTCAAGTGATTGGATTTTTTTTTGTTCATAATCAAACTGGAACGCCCTGCCAACTGTGAAGCTAGCAGGGCGTTTGTTTTAGTCAATTATAACTTTTATCGCATTTCCGCCTGACCTTGGGGCAATGGAAACGACACTCAGAAGTGCTGTCTTTATCGCCATAGTTGCGGCAAGCTGCTGGGTGAGAACCTCCAACTGTGACTGCTGTATGGCTGTCATGTTCGTTCCTCCCGTTCCTGCCGAACCACCATTAAGTGATACCAACTGACGGAGTAGATCGCTTTGGACAACCATTTCGTATCTCATTCCGTTAAGATAACCCAATGCCTGGTTGAATGTATTCTCGTCAACTCCTGCAATGGCATTGGACAGACCTTCCGCATTTTCCTCTGTTTCGGTAAGCATACCACCAAGGGCGTTGTTTATCTCATTGACTACACCTCCGGCTTCCGCAAAGGCTGATTCCAATGAACCCATTACATTTCCTAGTATTATAAGTTCATCCTTGTCTATCTTGTTGTCTGCAAACATACCACCTTTACCGTCTGCTCCAAATAATGTAGTCTGTACCTGTTGCATTGCCTTTTCTATGTACTGTTGCTGTACCCAGCTTTTGACAACATCTCTCATAACGTCTGCCACAGTGTCCTTATAAGCCTTTGCAGCATCCTCGCCTTTCAGCCATGCTTCAACAAGAGCATCACCTATCTGACTAGCCCAGTCTTTCAAGTCAATACTATACAACTCACTGGCAAGTGTTTCTGTATAATATCTTATCTCGTACTCTAATTCTTTTATGGTCTGTTTGTATCCTTCTACCTTTTCCCTGTCGGACTTTTTCTTATCTTCTTCGGCAGCAAGAATATCCTTTTGAATCTGCAACTGTTCTTTTAAGTTGGAAAACTGTTGGGATGTCACCTCATCAAGTCTTGCCGGGTCTATAATGTGCTCAAATTCCTTTTCAAGCATATTATATATATTGGTCAACTTCTTTGATTCAAATTCAAGATCTTCTATATGCTTTTGGAGCCTTTTGTCATGCTGTCTGTTAAATGTAGCGATAACATCAAGAGGCATGGATATTGCCGAGCCTATCGCACCTGCAAAATCACCGCTTTTGAATGAATCCCATGATTTCTTCACGCCTTCATTCATAACTCCCATAGCTTCCGAGAACTGGTTCATTTCTCGCATAAATCCGCTCTCGGTATCCTTACCCATAGAATCCATGAGGTTGGACACGGATGCTATTATCTGCTGCATGGCTTTTATGGCATTGTATATGTTGGTTATGATAAAGTCGATAAGATTTACCGTCTGCAAAGCGTTCTGTGCGGCAGCCATCATTCCTTTACCAGTCTTGACAGCTTCCTGTCCGCTCTTGTATCTTGATTCGGCTTCCGACTTGGCACTCAAAGCGGCATTGGCAGCTTCTTCATCACCGTTCTTCATCGCGTCCTCGTATGCCTTGGAAGCATTTTCTATGTCAGCCATAGCCTGTTGCATATCATTCATGCCTGCCATCATCTTTGACTTTCCTGCATCATAACGCTTGTTGTACAGACCGTCAATACCTTCCTTCATGTACGTCTGCAAGTCAGACTGGTTATTCTTCATCATCTTCTCTATCTGCTTGTCCACACGTTCAAGTTCCTTCATGTATTCCTTTGCACTGATAGCACCAGACCTAAATGCACTGTTGAGCATTTCCCTTACCTTGTCGGCAACGGTATTTGCAGCTTCCATAGACATCGCTTCAACAGCACCGAAGAAGTTCTGATAGTCTGTGGTCAGCTTGAACAAGTCCATCTCTTCGCTTTTCTGCAATGCGGAAGTTAATGACGTATTACCCATTCCCTTTGCCGTTTCAATCCTTTTTCGGTAATTCTCTCTGATAATATCAACCTGCGTATAGTAGTCACCATATTTTTCAAGGTCATTAGCATATTGCTTTGCCATCTCACCAAAGTATCCTTTCCATGCGTCAATCATTCCTTGGATAACCTCTTTCTGATCTTCTCCGATATTCTTATTCCCCTTAATAGCCTCCTGTATCTGATTTATATACTGGTTCATTGAGGTGAATGAAGATGTGTCGGGCACGACAGAAACACCAAGGTCAAGATTCATTCCTGCCAATGCGGATTGCAGATTGTTGTATATACCTGCCGCAAAACTTTCAGCCATGGTAGATGTGTCACCGCTGAATTGAACGGCAAGGTCTAAGGCAAGGTCTGAATCACCCGTTATCCCAAGTATATCACTGTAAAAGTCATACTTGTTCCTGTATCTGTCAAACTCATCCGTAATCCTCTTCATCACCTTCTTGGCTGCATCAACATAAATTTCAGAGGACGATTCGGCTGCTTTCCTTGCATTTTTAACAGCATCCTGTGGAACACGTGTTTCCAATTCCTTTGCAGCCTTGTTGTAATTGTCAACAATAGCCTGTTTGTCATATACAAGGTCTACGCCAAGTTTTAACGCCTGTGAACCGTAGATGGATTCAATCTGCTTTTTGGCTTCTTCCTTACCTATGTTAATGCTCAAATCCTTGAACTTGGAATAGGCGGATTCAAGCAATGACAACCTGTTTTTCCAAAGGTCAGCAAGAGGATCTCTTTTTTGTGCTTCCTTTTTCTGCTTTTCCAGTTCAAGGTTGAATTGTTTTGCCGTTCCCGTAGCCTTTGACATCGCTTCGTTGGCAGCGTTAATCTCATATACCGTTTGTTGTACTTGCTCGGCTTCATAAGGGCTTACAATGCCTGTAATTTGATACTCATCTCCAAGTTTCTTAACCTTTCCTTGGCTAACATACATATCAATGGTACGCTGTAAATTTTCTATTGAACTTTTGGCGTCCTTATATTCCTGTTTTACCGATTTAAAGTAATCCTCCATAGATTTCACATCGGCAGCCTTTATAGCAATAGTCCATTTATGCCCTGTAATTTCGTCAAGAGATTTTTTCCATCCCGTCAAACCTTCTTGTGCTTCCTTATCGTCAAGTTCTATTTTAACAGCATATTTTTTGTCAATAAATTCATTAAACAATTTTTTAGCATTCTCCCCAAGTTCGCTAGTTGTGGCAAAATTTTCAGATTGAATCCTTATAAAGTCCTTCTGAGCATCATTTAATTTATTTACATCAATACCTACAAATACTTTTTTCAGTTCTTTCTCAAGGCTGTTTGCAAAAACATTAAATGATTTTTCAAGTTCTTCAGTTTCACCCATTATGCCCATCCTCAATTTCTCATACTCCTTCAACAATTCCTCACTGTCAAAATGGGTTTTGTTCTTGAATATTTCAAATGTCCGTGCATCTCCTGACGTTTCAGCCAAAGAACGTATCTTCTCTACAATAGTAGCCGCCGAAGCCCCTTTGTTTATCAGTTCGGTAAGTTCGTTTCTCCATTCCTTAGTACCCTTACCCATATTTATAATTTCCTTGGATGCCTGTACTATCTGCCCACGAAACTCTTCTATATCCTTACTTGCCGAAGTGAGTTTTACAGACGATTTCTCGTAATCTTTAAGCATATCAGAGAATGAATCGCCAAATACGCCCGTAGATGTTGCCTTATCCGCCTTGAACATTATATCCGCATTTTCAGCAGCACGTTTATAAACCTGCTCTAGTTCCGATGCTGACTTTTGCAGATATTCCACACGAGATCTCTGATCATCTATTTTCTTACTGTTTTGTACTATATATTGCCCCATATTGCCATATTTAGACAATATTCCAGTCAGTGTTTCTTCATACGTCTGCAACTGTTTCGTGTCAAGCTGTTCAAGGTTTCCCGGGGTGAGTTTATCGAAGTTTATCTTGTCAAGGTCTTTTTGCAAATCACTGTATGATTCACGGAAAGACTTTGCACTATCCTTTATCTTCTGATTGAACTCTTCCGAACGTGCAGACATAATATGAAACGCTTCCGCTACAAGTCCTGCAACAGTAAGTATCGTCATGAGCGGATTAGCCTTTATCGTAAGCCACAATGTTTTCAATGAATTTGTCAAACCGAATGTTGCCAGTTTGAATCTGTTCATCAACATTGTCGTTTTTGTCATAGACAACATTCTTGCAGCTTCCGCACCTGTCAGTTTAAGTTCGGTTACAAGAAGGTGACGTTCAGCCTGTGTCAACATATTGGTGGCAAGAATACGTTTAGCCATCTCTGCCGACATCTTTCCCGAATTAACGGCAGCAGCTATCTCTACGGCAGACAGCTTGGATGCTGTCGCTATCTTCCATCTCTCGGCAGTAGTGAGCGTTCTGTACATCGCAGCCTGTTTAAGCAACTGTGCTTCCCGTAATTTCTCAGCCTTAATTGCATTAGTTGTTGCGACAACTTCTTTCCCTAGCATGACTGTTCTAGCTAGCTGTAATCCCTTTAATGCGGCATATCCTACAGCAACGCCCTCTATTGCTTTAGAGAAATATCTCCAGTTGTTCATTGCATCGGTTATGCTTCCCACAATTCCTTTCAGAACGGAATCATTCGCCTCGCCTATGTCATTCATCATAATCTTGTATGAATCGGCAAGGTTACTTACCATACCTTTCAAAGATGCGGCTTGTATTTCCTGCATCTTGTAGAACATACCACCATCTTCCGTCATTGTGGTAAACATCTCGCGAATATACTCGAAAGGAATCTGACGTGTTGATATGGCGTTGAACACATCATCAGTAGTTTGGGCTACACCTCTTACTTCTTCCAGTTTTTTTCTCAATGCGTCCAATGCAGGAATACCGGCCTCTGTCAATTGACGTAATTCCTGCCCTCTCAATACACCTGCGCTTCTTATCTGGCCATAGGCAAGAATGATACGTCCCATATCAACGCCAAGACCTGCGGAAACGTCCGCAAGGCTTTTCATGGTACCATACAATTCGTTGACAGGTATCTGGAATGCAGCAAGCTGTTTGGTATATCCAACCAAATCGCTGAACTGGAAAGGAGATATTACAGCAAGACCCTTAATCTGACTGAATATCTGGTCTGCCCGTCTTGCATCCTGTATGATGGCACGCAATGACACCTGTTGTAACTCGAACTCTCCACGAATGGCAACAAGTTCCTGAAACATATCTCTGAAAAAGTAGAATCCTGCATAAGTCTTTATCGTATTGACAAACTCACGCATCATTCTGCTCTGCTTTGTCAGTTCCTCGGTAAATTCCTTTGAACTTGTGGCATTTTTCTGATTGGTCTGCTGCATCTTTGTTCCATAGGATGTAGCTTCGTTTACAAACTTATTATGTTCCTGTATCTTCCTGTTTAGAAGAGTAAGGGTACGGTTATAGTTTGCATCAGTCGTATTAAGTGCATTACGCCTGTTTGTCAATTCAGAAATAAGATTGTTAGCCTGATTGATAGACGTAGGATTGATGCTCAACAATTCATTCGTTGATGTTTTTCTTAAAGATGATTGCAACTTCTCCAATCTGCCTTGCAATTTCTGAATAAGAGCGTCAGCCTTTGTTATCTGATTGCTGTTTAAAGGAACTTCAACCTTAAACTTATTCAATAGCTCAAGGCGTTTCTGTATAGCGGCAATCTTCTTGTTCAAGTCCTCAGCACTTCCCTCCGGCATACCAAGGGCAAGTCCAGACTGACCAGAAAGGTATTGTAGATACTTCTGATTGGTCTGCTGCATCTTCTTATTCGCCTGTTCCTGCTTTGATGCTTGTCTATCCATCTCCTTTGTCCGTGCAATCTCCATCTCGTATTGCTGGCGTAGAAGATTAAGTTCTCTCTCATCGGAAATGGACAATTTGGGCGCACTGTTAGCAGTAAGGGAATATGCCGTTTTCAATCTGTTCAATTCAGCCACAAGATCATCTATCGCTTTCTTCTGACTTTCAAGATTGGCTTTTCTTGTAGCCATCCCCTTATCTCCGCCTGCATTGCCTAGGTTACGGTAAGTCTTTTCCAGCTTGTCATACTCCCTTGTCGCTTCGACAATCTTGTTTGACAACTCTTCCATCTGAACAAGTATATCCATTTTCTTGTTCGACTTTCCTTTTCCTACCTTGGATGCGTTTTCATTCGCTTTGTTTATCTTATCTACAACCTCGCTAAGTTCGTCATTCATTTTGCCTATATCGGTCAACATAGGCTTGAAGGACATTTCCTGGTTAAAAGTGTCCTGCAACTTCTTCTGTATATCCTTTATCTGTTTGTCAAGACCGGAATCATCTAGCCCAATCTTAAACTTTAATGCTCCTAAATCAACATCAGCCATAGTTATTCTTTTTTTTAATAAAGGCAAAAATAACAAAAATAAACATAACAACATGATTCACAATAAACAAAAATCCATTAGTATTTTTTAACATATTTAAAATGGTAGATAAAAACGATTATGTTATCTTTGCAATAAAATAATTTTTTAACTATGGCTATAGAAGAAAACAAAGTAACACTCGTTGGCGTAAATTCAGCCAGCGTAACATTCAGCAATGAAGCTAATGTGGAAAAACAATACAAGGTGAATGCGAATGTAAACGTATCAAACGGTAAAACCATTGATTCATTTGATGGCGGAGAGGTGAAGTCATTGGAATCAGAGAACCAACTCGCTACATTCTATTTCAATCAGAACGGTGGTATCGCAATCAACTACAACGATCATCCCGACTTGGAAGCACAAATTGCTATCATTACTATCATCAACTCTTTCGTAACCGATGTTACAAAATACATCAACACGAAAGGCATCTCATCAGTTTCAATTTAAACAGCAAGAAGAAATGACAAACCAAGAAATGTTTTTAAAGAGATTAACTCTCTTGAATATCCCCTTATCACTAGAAGGAAAGGAACTTCCATCAGAACTGAAAGCAAAAATCATGCTTATGCGTGTCGCTTACGACAAAGCTGCAAAAGCATTCGATGATGATATGCAACAGGTTCTTAAAGAAATAAAGAAGGAAGGATATGACGAGCGCGCACAAAAAATCAATCACATGAAAGAGATTGACGGTAAGGAAGATGCGACAAAAGAGGAAAAGAAAGAAGCGGATGAAATCAGAAAGATAGAAGCAGATTTCAACAAGGAAACAGAAGAATTGAATAAGGCATACTCCGAAGCATACCAAGAGAAAATGAAAGAGGAATGTGATATGAGGCCTAGAAAATTCGCTTTTGAAGGATTCGCTAAAATCATTGAACTCATTGGTACTGACGGTGCAATTAAAGTGAAATGGAACTCTCCCGAAGCATTGGAAATACCGAAGGAGGAATTTATCTCGCTTATCGCAACAAATCTAGTAGATGAATAAGCCATTTTCTATATTGCTATTTTTTTTGTTACTGTCGTGTTCTTGTTCACGCAAGCTACTTCCATCTTCGACAAATACAACCATAGTAGACCACAACACGACAGTAACGGAAAGAGTAGTATGGCAATCAAAAATAATAACTCTTCCAACAGAACACATACAACATACAACATTTGAAGATAGTTCACACTTGGAAACATCATTAGCCGTATCAGACGCTAAAATAATGTCGGATGGCAGGCTTTTTCATAGTTTGAAAAACAAGAAAGACTTTCTACAAGACAGCATCTCATCCTTGGAAAAAGAAACGGTAGTGACGAAAGATTCGATAATAACCGTGGAGAAAATTGTAGAAGTAAAGGTAGAAAAGGAATTGTCTAAATGGCAAAAAATACTAATCAATCTTGGATACATAGGTATCGGTTTCATATTGTTTTCAGGTTACAAAATAGCCAGAAAGTTCGTGTAACTTTCGGGCTTATTTTAGGTATTTATATACATACCAATTGTGTTATTGGGAAGAATCCCTATATGATAAAGAAACTCTAAATTCATTAACTTCTTTACTAGATAAATCCCATTCCAATTCTGTGGTATGTAAACCTTGATTATATATGTATCTAGAATAATTACTTCCACTTAAATCTGGAGTTTCCCAAATACCAGGTTCTTCTTCATAATCAGGTATTGTCATAAAACATTTTAACCCTGTTAATTTACCACTTCCATCATCTATTGTATAATTTTCTTCGTAAATGTATTCTCTCCCAGAAACAGAAATAGAATCACGTTCTATATCACCCCATGTTTTAATACCAGGATTAAATAAAGTTTTATTATTATTATCTTGTACAACCATTTGCACACGTATGTCATAAGGTATGTATGTTCCCCTACCTGAATTATCTATAAAAATAACTTTATAGAAAAATCTCTTTTTAGGGGTAGTTATTTTCACGCCTGTTATTTTTGTCTTATATCCAAAGCACTCTGGAATAATAGGAAATTTATATCCTGTAGATGATGAAATCTCATGTGCTTCATTATTACTGTCAGGGTGACTTCCATGTACAGCTACAGCCATTATGGTACAAGACCAAGTGCCTATATCCATACTTTTAAAAGCAGAATAAATGTTTGAATTGTTTGGAGAAAAACCTAATCTTAGGCTATCAGAAGTACCTTTTTCTCCCAGGAAAAATCTTCTACTACCATTCTTCTCTGCAATAATTAAAATAGCGCACCTCCATGATTTTATTGAGCTAGAAACAGTGTCATTTATAAGTAATGATAAAAGATTTCTAGAACTTCCATTTAAATCAAGTTTTACAGTTTGACTATACGTATCATAATCTAATATATTTGACGGGAGAATGTTTATATTAAGTTTAACAGGATATTCTACATGATTATACCCATCAAAATCAGCAATACGATATACACTTTTAGGAGATTTATACTCTGCAATAGTGCTAGATGGAACAGTATTTCCTATTGTATATATTATCATTTTTGTAAATGCAGTATATGTAGAATCGTTAAACTGCACAACACCTAAATCAGATCTATCAATTGGTTTTATATATGAATATCTGTTTATTCTCCCATGCGTATTTGCACACGCATACCCTAAATCATAACCATCACTAGTAGGACCGATGCCTAAGGTAGGATATACATCACTATCCAATCCGACAGGTGCGGTGATTTTACCGTTAGAGTGACCCATAGACTATACCTCCACATATTTATTGCAGACGATATTGCCGCCCATTGTCAAACTACCCGTCACACGTACATCACCATCAATAATGACAGCTTGTGACAAATCAAACTCTTCTGGTATATCACTACCATCTAAGGCTATTATCTCATAAAGCCCCTCTGTCGGGCTAAAGCCCCTCTCGCTTTGCTTCGGTCGCACACCAAATTTCCGTTTACAAACAAATTAATCTTCATGTTTATTGTTTTTTAAATATTTCGCAACACTATCCATTACACGCTCAACACACCAATCTAAAAGGTATGCAAAGTGCTCATCCTGCCCATTTTCATATCCCATAGAAATATCACAATACCCAAATACATTACAAACATAATGAACAGATTCATGAGCAACAGTTCTCACCCCTATACCATCGTTGGATAACCAAATAAGTACACCTAAATGGTTTGTACTTTTTTCCCTTACAAAAATAGTCATGCCATTACAGCTCTTAATTTCATCTTTGGATGTATCTATCGGGTCATGATTAAGTTTGGTGAATTTTCTATATATTTTTCCCCATTGATCATCCCCCACTGCAACATACAGTTTAAGGGGATATATTTTAGGATCGTATTTTGTTATCATCGCAAAATGTCTTTTAGTAATATATCGGGATGCTCTTCTTTAGGTTTAGATTCTTTGAATCTATATATAAAGCCACTTGCATCCTTGTTAGCTTCCTTATATAAATCTTCTGTAAGAGAAGCCTTGTACAACTTAACTTTCTCTTCAAAATGATAATCAAGTTTAGGCTGGTCCATTATTACTGCCTGTATATAACTCCATGAATATTTCCATAGCAAAGCCCAGTCCTTGATTATCATCAATCCTCCGAATAGACTTAAATCTCCTCTGAATTGGGGGAAATCTTTTTGGATAGATCCTCGTGAGCCGATTTTGCATCGAGAGATAATTTCATGGCATCCTTCTTGCTTAATGTCGCTGTCGTATCTATCAAGAACGCTAAACGGATTGTATTTGTAAAAAAATCACTTACATTAGCCCCCTCCACGATGGCTTCTATCAACGGAGTTAGTTCCTTATGGTCATAGTGCCTGCTTAACCACCAAGCGTATATACGTCTTGCAAAAGGAATTATCTCAAAAAACCAATAGTTATTCAATACTCCTGCCGCTGCAACTTTGTACGGAATAGATGCGTCATTTTTCATAATTGCAATCATTTCCTTTTTTGCTGTATCTGGATTGATAATATCACGTATCAGCAGCTTATCCACAATATAGTCATATGCACCCAGTCTAAGACCACGCACCTTGAATTTCTTATTGCCAACCATAACATCTTTGTATTTATGAGTGGCAAACTTCTGCATCTTTATCTGATCATCTAAGTCAGGTTGTTTCCAGTTGAATATTCCCATTTTTAAACTAACTTGAACGGTTTAATCATTAATTTTCCTTTCACATCTACCTTCGATATGTTCTTTGGCGTATTTGTATAAACGAACACCTTGGTATATTTAGACGATACAATATCAAGTTTGGCATCGTCAATCAAAGAAACGTGTACTATGCTGTTGTCAAGCGCAACAAGGCTAACATGGCTATTATCCTTGACATACATTTCTCCTATACCGAAATCGTTGAATGTGACAACACAATCACACGAACCATTAAAAATAGACCATTTAGGATTGCTTATGAAAAGATTGGTATCATCAACAAAGATATTAAACTTCTCCCTAACACCAGCAAACTCCTTCTTGATTATTTCATTTGACGGGAACCTGTTAAATAGGCAGAAGTCAATGCCTCTGATATATTTCTCGCATAATTCATATTTGTCCGGGTTTCCCCATCCATTTGTCCATTCCTTACACAGTCCAAGGCTTATAGCTTTTAGCTTTAATTTATCAGACAATTCTTTATCTGTCATGGTGTTAATTTTTACAGCAAAAATACAACAAAGGTTAATAAAAATCAAACACAATCAGTTAAAAAACAATAAAAGCCGGACGAAAACGCCCGGCTAATAATTCATCACCCGTCTACATCAAGCACCCACTCCCGAATTGTCAAGTTCGAGAACCATCATGGTTTTCAGATACTGAGTATTAACTTCCAATGCTGTCACTGTAACGGAGAATCCAAGATATCCAGCGTTACTTGGAGCACCTGTGAAGCTGACAGCCCATGATGCCTTCGGGAAGAAGATCATACGGTCACCAGTACCGTTGATAATACCGATAGGACGTACAAATTGCTTGAATGCACTTGCACCAAACGCTTTCAACTTCTGAGTAGCACCTTTCCCAAAAGCGTCAATGGTATCAGTTAAACCATCCAGTTCCAACTCAGCCTTTGTTTCATTTCCTTGCGTAAAGAAAGCGAAAGCGGCTTTTGATGTAGACATACCTGTAAAGGTAAATGCCATAGTACCCGGTGTGATATTTTGGAATACGGTAGCACCCTGTTCGTTCTTTGTTTCAGAAGTGTCAGCGTCAGTACCAGCAGATTCCGTAGTACCAGATTCAATATTCGGAAGAATCTTCGGATTCCTAAAACTTGAATATTGAGTACTATCGGTGATTTCAATCGCATCAAATGTCAAAGCAGCCGACTGCCCGTTCAAGTAAGCAGGGCTGGTGTCTAAATTTACTCGTGCCATTCTATTTTCTGTATTTAAAAAGTTATTGTTAATTGATGAAAACGTATCTACCGATGCGCCTCCACTGTTTTTTCTCACGTTTCTCATGCGGCTAATCCTTTGAAATATCAACATTCAACAGGACGGACATATAATAGAACCCAACCCCGTCAAACATTGGTGGTAAAACATTAAATATCTTAAAATGAAGCTGTGCAATCTTTTGCGGAAACAATTTTACCATCTTCTCACTCAACGCATCCATGACAGACGGATATACGTTCCCGGGCAATGCCCTTACAAACAGAGTAACCGTAGCCATCGTTTCGCCTTTCCCGAAGTGACCGTAGGGGCCGCTCTCGGTATTGCTGACAATTCTTGTATTGTTGTTTACGACAATAAAACTAGTTACCTTGTCATCAACATTTGCAGGACGCTGTACCTTATATACATCGTCAGCAATCTTCTTGTCCAATACAATATTGTACAAGGTGGTGTTTATTGTTGAAGGATTAAAGTAGCCCATAACTTCACTTAAAATATTTGTTTAACATATTAGCTGCAATTTTCTTAAAAACCACAGTATATTTTCCTCCTTTTAAATCTGTCTTTGTTTTAAGCCAAGAATCTGAAAGAACATTCAGCAGATGATAGTTTTCCACATACTTGGCATAATACATTACAGCTACGACAACCAGTTCATATTTTTCAGAACCATCGGATTTATAACTGTTGAAGAAATCTTCGGCAAGTTCACGCCCCCAATACTCGACATTGTTACGTTTCCTAGGCTCATTTGCAACTTTTGTTGCATTTGCCCACACAATCTTCTTTAGGACCCCATCTTTATAAATGCCACAACCATAACTATCTTCAAGATTGAAAGTCTGATTGGTAAATCCCTCCATGTCTTTTATATCATCCATGATATTCGTGGCGATATCTTCCATGAACTGCATGATAGAAGCATCCAAGGAAAGCTGGACATTACTACCAAACTCTTTCAATACTTTATCGTTGTTATTTGCCTGCATTTTTTGTACTTGTCTTTCTTGTTACTGGTTTACTCAGTTTCTCAATCTGCTTTTTTAATGAATCTCGATCATCTCTTGCGCATTTCAACTCGTTTTTTATTTCGTTCATCTCATTATAAAGCTCCTGTATCTTCTGATAAGCATCATGAAGAGATTGCTGATAACTCAATATTTCTTCCTGTGCCTTTTTCAACTGAGCACCCTGAATAGCAAACCCTTTTTCAAGATTGTCCAAGGTAGAAGAATCAATTTCAGTTTCCATCTTTTCCTTCTTCTGCTTAAACAGTAATATTGAAGTTAGAAGGGTTATACCATTAGTACCCAACAAAGCAAGTATTATTTCCGTCCAATTGATTGTCATAGTATTCTAGTTTTCTATTTGGTTAAAGTATATTACCGTACCAAATTCCATATTGTTAAATGGAGGTTTCTTTATCTCACGCCAGCTATTACTGTTGTCCGAAAACGGATGGTTGAAATTCTGCCAATCCAACAGACACCCGGAAGGTATGGTTACATCGTTATCTTCTAGGTAGGCGGCATATTCGGATTTGTCAACATCATTCGTTTCCGAACCTGTATCCTTTTCCTGTATATTTGCCCTTCCTTCGTATATCATCTCCCAATATGGGGTAGTCTGATATTTATCCGAACTGTTCTTGTTCTGGTAAATTCTAACCATATCAGGAAACATATCCTCACCTAAAATACTCTTTCCCATACTACCATCTTAATCTAGTTATTTCAACATCTGTTCCAACATCCAAATTCAAACCCCATTTGGCGTATAAATCCTTTGCGCGTTGCTCCAATCTTTTCTTGTCATTGATAGAAATAGTCTTGCTTGTGTCGGTAATTGACCAGTTTCCGGCTTTCTTTGTCTTTCCCTGTATCGTTGAAGGGGCAGTACAAACAATGAGCAACAAATCAGCATAAGCCAAATCCTTCTTCATCTCAGACGTTTCACGGCTATCATCAGACAAACGGAATCCCCATTTCTGGGCAACACTGATATACGATGTGTTTTTCAACTCATAGTCAATCTGTGCTTTCAGATATTCACGCATAGACATATAGAAATATGCTTCTACCTTCATGTTACCCTTTGCTGTTATCTGAGGGGTAACTTGAATAGTGAACGGATTATCCGAAACTTTCAGTCTATCCTCCGGCTTCAATGTTTCATTGTCGGCAATAAGCCAGTATCCGAACTCCACACTTTCTTCGGGAATAGCTTGGAGCGTGAGAGTATCTCCAATGAAATACTCCCCTGCGCCCTTTGCTGTGCCTTCGCCATTTATATCAATAATGACCTTCATGGTTCAACTTTTTACAATCCTGTATTTGACTGCTCGTCAACCTTCATGATGATAAGGTTGTTCGGATTCTTCATCACAGGACACGCCCACAATTCACCTGAACTCTTCTCAGCATACGGTTCAGAAGAATACTGATGCAAGAACGCGATACGTCCGCCTTCCAAAGAAGAAATACGTACAGCCGGGTTGGTATCCTGCAAATACATTGACGGTGAGTTCTTGATACGGAAGAACTGACCGCTCTGAACAAGAACAACAGTGTTTTTCTCAAAAGACGGTTTTGCTTCCTCAATCACACCGAGTTTGTTCCATTTTGATTTTTCATCAACAGGAATAATTACAGGAATAGAGAATACCTTCATCAGCACATCAACAATTTCCTGATTGTTCATAGGATAGATTGTAGTAGATGCTGCGGCAGGAACAAGACGTGCCTGTACTGCTGCTGTCACTTTCGGGTGCATCAAGAAATTATCATACAAATCCTTGGACATTTCAAAGTGATCGTATGGAACACCATCATTGTCGGCAATCTTACACATTCTTTGAAGGTCTTTAATAGGATCAGCGTTCTCGTTCGGTGTCCAGGCAGTATCGCTAAACCATTTCTGCTTCAACGCTTTCAACTTGTGTTTTGCAGGAACACGATAGTCAATCTGAACAGGAATTGAGTTGGTACCACTAGCTGTATAGTTAAGCATACATGTAGAAAGAGCCTGATAAACCATACAGTTCAACTCGGTATGGAAACCTTGGATACATGCTTCCATCTTTGTGTACCACTTCTCACGGATCTTGTCAAGCAATGCACCTTGCGGAATGTCAAGTTCATAGAACTCCTGAATATCGGTTTCCATAAACTGAATGGCGTGACCCATCTTCGGAATACGGCCCGAATACCATTCAAATCCAGTAGTGTCCATAATAGGCTTTTCAGCCAAAGGAGCCAGCATCACAGGACGGGTAGCCTGTGTGTATTCGTCAACCATCACGTTCCATGATTTGCTCATCTGAGGAACATCCCAATCTCCGTAGCTTCTCCAGTTTTCGTTATCAAATTTCTGATTGGCATAATCCATAAGTTCCTGCATCTCCCCAGAGAAATGCCAATCATAGAAACTAAATGTCGATCTTTGCATAAAACGAAAAAATTTAATTAGTTATACAATGTGTAACGGAAAACGCAAGGATATGATTCATCATCCTTCATCGCCTTTTTGATTGCCGAAGCTACGGGCGGAATGCGTTTTTCCAAAATCTCACTTGTCACCATCCATGCACCGTTGAAAGGATAGAGAGTGGCACCGGGAATGGTGTCAACATCATAAGGCAGGATAGCATTAGGAATAACCTTGAATTTTGCGCTAGCACCAACCTGTGTAACTTCAACCAAAATATCGGTCAATTCCAATTTACCTGCTTCCCCGGACAATGTAAGGATGTCATATTCGTCATGAGACGAATCAATAGCGTTAATGGTAAAGCCAGTTGTAGTACCTGCGGCAGTAGTAGGTGCTTTACCGACAACCATGCCAACCTTGGCAACTGTATTACCCATGATTTTTTCAACTTTTACCGTAGCACCAGAATCCGATTTCTCGTACATTCTGAATGAATAGTGAATGTCACCGCCATTCTGTTTTGAGGAATCACATTTAATCATGGTACCAGCCGGAAGTTTGTTCCCAACTGTAGGCATACGTTCTACTGGAACGTTACATCCTACCAACAGTACGTGCAAAGACGTATCATTAGAAAAGATATGTCTTGCGCCACCAATCTTACTATAACTTGTTGCAAGAACTCCTGCTTTCATAATTTAAAAAAACTATTTGTTAATTTTACTGTAATATCGGCTGACAATGTTGTTTTCCTTGTTAGCCTTATCTTCTTCTCTCTTTCTATCTATGAATGACTTTACATCGCTAGAACCACCCTTGTCAGAGATGAAAGGATTAATGCCATCCTTTGTGTATTTAGTACACGTTTCATTGTACTTTCCCTGTATTTTCAGAAGAATGCTTGTATCTTCCTCTTCGGGCGAAATCTGAATGTTCTCAAAAATGATGTTGCGCAACAACTCGTTAGGCATACCCGCTTCCGGGCGTTTAATCAAATCAGACAGCTTCTTGCGCTTTTCAGTTACAATCTGCTTCTGCTTTTCCTCCTGCTCTTTAGCTTCAAACTCTTTCTTGAACTTTTCAAACTCTTCAAGTTTAGCCTTAACATCATCGGGCAACTCAAACGGTTTTGGTTCGGGTGCTGGTGTTGGTGTTGGTGTTGGTGTCGGTTGTGGCTGAGGTGCTGGTGTAGGTTGTGGTGCAGGATGTGATTTTTCCCATTCCTTTTTCAAGTTGGATATTTCCTGTTCCTTGATTGTATCCCACTCTTTGCGCTTATCAGACGCAAACGCTCTTACCTGACCTGCCACTGTGTTCTTTAAATGATTTACAACACTTTCATTCCAGAACTTTTCCGCATTTTCCTGCGGTGCGAACGCTGAGAACTCATTAATTGTCTGTTCGATTGTACGATCTGTAATAACGGAGCTACTTTCTCCCAACGCATTCTTGATACCTTCAAAAATGACTTTTACATTTTCATTCATATACTATTTATTTTTTATGTGATTCATGCACAAGACCTTTGCGCACAGTAAGTACCTCTTACCGATGCAAATGTAGTTAAAAAATGTGTATAAGCAAAAAAATATTTAAAAAAACATTATATTTGCAAAATACATACAGAAAGATGGAAGAAATTGACTTAAAATACCGAGGATTAAAGACTAAGGATGTTGTCAAATCGCTGAAACGATATGGCAAAAGGGGAATCATACCATATAAAAGCCTTGATTTCGTCCAAAGATATATAGAGGACAGAAGAAGCAAGGGATACAAGGTAAATATGCTTGCCCCACAGAAAGGTTCACAGGAGGCATTTCTAAGGAACAGGGCAGGTATAAAGATACTTCACGGGAATCGTGGGGGAGGAAAGTCCGTATGCCTTGGGATGGATATACTGAGTTCATGCAACCACCCGTCATTTTCCGCACTTGTTTTCCGTAAAGACAAGACATCCGCAGAAAAAGCGGACGGTATTCTTAAAGTGGTTTCAAAGATGGTTGAACCTTATGGTGAGTATATTGATTCAAAACGCCTTTCAAGACTTGACGCAGGAGGTGAAATACGATACGATTATTTCGGGGATGCCTGCTTGTCGGGAGAAAAAGGCGTAAATGAATTTAAGGACAGACAACAGGGTGGTAACGTTGTGAAGGTGGCGATAGACGAGTGCTCACAGGCAACGGAACCTATCATAAACTACCTTCAAACGGTATTGCGTTCATCATCAGGACTAAGAACAAGTCTTATAGGCGCGTGCAATCCAAATCCGTACAGCGATTTCTGGAGAGCACTGGTATCATGGTGGGTGGACGATGACGGAATAGCAATTCCAGAAAGATCGGGGAAAGTAAGATATTTCTTTCAATATGGAGATACTATACATGAAACAGCATGGGGTGACAGCCCACAAGAAGTATTTGCTCAGGCAAAAGATTATATCATCGCAAGATTCGGTAAAAATACCAAAATTGACGAAACAAACTGTAAAAGATACATCAAGAGCATAACCTTTATAGCTTCCGGGCTGGAAGATAACAAGATACTTATGGCTTCCAATCCCGACTATCAGAAAAACCTTGGAGGAACAGCACAGGAAGTATCCATAAACGCATTAGGTTCATGGAAGCTGATAAGGGGTGGCAACGAGTGGATAACCCGTGACGAAATGGAGGAAATGTTCTCATCGCAGCCTGTGTTTGACGATTATTTTGAATGTGCTACACTTGATATAGCATACGGTCTTGGTGACGTTTGTGTAATGGGGCACTTCATAGGACACCACTTACAAGACCTAGAATGGTCAAACACATTAAAGCCTAGGGATTTGAACCGATGGGTAAGAAACAATCTACGGAAATGGGGAATCGGTGAAAACAGACTGGCATTTGACGGTCTTGGAGCACCGACATTCCGTGACGCATTTCCCGAAAGCCTGGCAATACTTAGAGGTGTTCCGAAAAGACTAGACAAAAGCAAGGATGATCAACCTGTAAGATTCTATTTCGATCTAAGGGCACAGCTTGCAGATGAAATGGTAACACGTATAAAAGGAACAAACCTAGGATATTGCGGATTCAGTATAAACCCGGAACTTCTTGACAAACCGTATGTGAACAAAACAATACGGGAAGCACTGATGGATCAGAGAAGAGCAATAAGACGTGACGTGGAAAGGGAAAACGGGAAACTAAGACTGCTGAAAAAACAGGAGGCAAAAAAGATTGTAGGATGCTCGCCCGACTTGATAGAAGGAACATTTTTATACAGGACATATTTTGATATATGCGATGTAATGATTGACATACCTAACGATATAATGGATGAATTAAAATATTTATAATTACCTATGGAAATTTTAAAATTAGACGTTTTATTACGAAAAGAACCGTTCAAAGTGGCACTTCCGTCAAGATGTGACGATGGAAGAGGTGGAGGAACAAAGAAAAAGCCAAGACGCTCCACTTTGATATACAAATATATGTCACAAGATGATTTTCTAGCACAATGGGATACATCAGGACACTATATACACAACAGACCTGACTGGAAAGACAGCATACCGTCAGACGAAGATACCACATCATCGGATGATGAAAGCGCGAATGTAGGTGCTCAGAAAAGAAAAAAGAAATTGGCATCAACTCCCTATGTACTGCAAAGACGAGCATTTCCTCTTCAAAGGATGATACACAAGAAAAGGGTATCACACCTGTGTACCAATCCTCTTAAATTTCAGATAAAGAAAAGCGCGTCAAACCAGCAGAACAGGGATAAGCTGACAACATACAAGGAATACTGGACTGATTCTCTCATGGAAACAGCCAAGTTTGAACTTATAAGCGAAGCCGGAAAGGTAGGAGATGCTGCCATATATATATATAAGGATAAGGACGAGATAAAATACAGATCTTTCAGCTACTCAAAAGGAGATATACTGTATGAACATAAAAACAGAAGAGGGGAAAGAATAGCTTTCGCAAGGGAATATACAACCACATATATCTCGGCTGATGGAGAAGAGCATACAGATACACTTGTCGATGTATGGACTAAAGATGAGTTTTACACGCTTGATTCCAACGGAGATATAGCAACGGATATTGACGAAAACGGAAATATCATACAACTGCATCAATTCCATAACCTGGGATTTATACCTGTAGTATATCTACGGCTTGAACTTCCATTTTGGGGGGCAGTACAGGACTTGATAGACGATTTCGAGTTCTTAATGTCAATGATAGGAGAATACAACACACGACAGGCATTCCAAATGCTACTTATCAAGACTAACGGAAGAATAAACATTCAAAGAAACGGATTGGGAGGAACTTCCATTTTACGTGTAGGAGCAGAAGATGATGCACAGTTCATGGGTAAGATGGACGCTTCAAACTCACTGTTCACCGAAATAGATAACATATACAACGGGATACTTGACGGAAGCGGTGTTGTTCCGCCAATGCAATCATCATCAGGTGACAGACCTACTGGAACAACGGCAATGTATTACGAGCCGGAAATGGAATGGGCGAGAAGTGATGCACAAATGATGAATACAGCCATAAATGACATGGCCAATATATTCAAATACTATGTAGGAGTAATGGAAGGTGACGCAACAGGTTATAACGCTCTAAGAATAAACGCTACCATAGAGCCATACTCGTACATAGATTTCTCTGAATGGAACAACACAATCGTTCAGCTTGTAAACGCCCGAATAATATCATTGCAGACAGCAAGAGAGGAATGCGATTTCGCTGCAAATAATGAAGATGATAGAATGGACGAACAAGACAGAAGATTAAACGATATGGAAGCTAGGGTAGTAATAGAAGAAAACAATGAAAACAACGAAAACAACGATAACAGCTAAACTATGGGAAAATTTACAAAATTACTAAGAAAAATGAGAAGGGCATTGGACTATATATGCCTTAACAATTTGAGAGTTGACGGAATGGAACACCTCATTGCAGGAATACTTGTAGTAAGCATGGCGCAATGGTTTTTCTCCGTATGGACAGCAATAGCACTAACCTTGTTCCTCCTTGTAGGGAAAGAAATCGTCTACGATAAGTGGCTTAGACAAGGAGTGCCCGAATGGAGAGATGTATTCTGGGGAGCAGTAGGTATGGTGCTTGGATTAATATAAAAAAACAAGGGCGTTACGGAAGTGATGCCCTTGTCTAATACCTACCTATTTTTAATTATGGCGAAATCGCCATAATTAAAGGCATTAAGGAACAAATGGACACCATTACAAATCGTTATAGTATTAATTGTGTCAAAACTTATAGCATTTAATTTGGAAAAATAACTATGGAATACCACCAAAAATACAAAGGATTAGCTATTGCAGACTATTTTGTAAAAAAGTGCATAGAGCAAAACACGCCCGTTACAAATATGTCTATCTTGAACATGATTTACTTTGCTCATGGATTTTCTTATGCGATAAGGCATGAACCATTGATTAAAGATCCATTTTTGGCATGGCAATGGGGCCCAGTAGAAAAAATAACAATGAGAGCATCAACCGCTTTATCTATATTGAAATCCCTATGTTCCATTATACAATCCCCTGATTATTTCATGGCAACATACGAGAAGTCTTTGTTTCCGACACTCATTGTCGTAATCTTTCGTCCTTTGAACTCAAAGGAAATAGTGCCATTAGGTGACGGAAACACATTCCACAACCGAAGGATTGAATCAGGAGTATTTATTACTATTTTACGGGCATTTAAGTATGAATCTCGTTCTATGGGAAAAGTATTGCAACCATCCCAACCCTCTTTGTTCAATTTACAGAAGAAATTAGAAAGTTTCCCTAGCATATTTTCTTTTTTCAGAAGGAATCAACAACGGGAAAAAATAACCATAATAATCCTCAACTGTTCTTGTAATCATTCTAAGCGTATCTTTATCTTTCAAAAAACGTTCTTTTTCTGATACAGTTAGTTCTTCTATAACTCTATATGAATATCTTTTATAAGATCTAGGGAAAACATGGCCAAAAAGACATTCTTTAGGAACATCATCATTAAACAATGGGGAATTATGACTAACTAAATATTGTTCATAGCATATGAATAAAATATTTTGCATCTGGATTTTATTCAAAATGACATTATACTTATGATATATAAGCCACGCTATCAATTTACAGTAATCTAAACTGGTTAATTCTTTCATATCTCCATTTTATAAAAGCAAGGAGCGACAAAAACATCGCTCCCGTAACTCCTTCAACACATGGTTGATGAGACGACACACTACTTTATCGTAACCCAAACCTGTTCGCCACGCTTTATCGCATCGTCAATCAATTTGTTCAACTTGTCAGAAGTATAGCGTGATTCGGTAAGTCTGCCTTTTGATGTATTGTTACCAACAAGGACACACCCGGCAGAATCCTTTGCTGTATTCCCAGCGTGAAAAAGAATACCCTCAAAATGAGGCACATTCAACAGCCTTGGCATATTACGCCCAAATTTTGGGGACCAGTTGTATATAACCTGGTATCTACCGTAAGGGATAGCAGATTCAGCATAAACCTTCTTCTCGTTTCCATCAAACACTCCGTTCTTATTCACGTCAACAACACGATCTTCAAGCGTATTACTGAAAAACTCACCATCAATATACAAACGCCCTATAGTATAATCATGCTTACACCATTTTCTTTCTACTAATAGTTCCATAGTTAAAATGTATTTAGTTTTACAAAGCTACAAAATAAACACGTATATTTGCACACATAATAAAACATTTTATAAAGCATATACAAAAATGTATAAATCAAGACAAATAGCAGATTGGATAATACATAAGACACATGGCAATATAACACATTCAAAATTACAAAAATTGTTATATTATTGCCAAGCGTGGCATTATACAATTTTCAATGAAGTTTTATTTGATGAAAGAATTGAAGCATGGACACATGGCCCTGTTGTACCATCCCAATTCAACAGATTTAATAACATAGATTTTTCCCAAAACATAAAAGTAAAAGACTTTAAACACATTAAACTGAAAAGTAAAACAGAACAATTACTGAACGAAGTTGTTGGAATATACAATAAATGTACTGATATACACCTTGAATTATTGGTAAAAAGAGAAGATCCTTGGAGAGAAACAAGAGGGAATATACCAGAGTTTAAGAAATGCCAAAAAGAAATAAAATTGGACCTAATGAAACAATATTATATAAATCTAAATTAAAGTTGAAAACCCAATTTTTGTCGCATAAAACAGTTGTAAATACCAAATATTATATTTACCTTTGCATTATCATAAAGCATCCGTTAATGGATATAGCTTAAATAGTTAGAGTTCGCAAAAAAATAACTTCTTTTTTTAAATTTATTCATTTAGGCAAGAGAAAGGCTCAATCTGTTCTCTTGCTTTTTTATATACAAACGTGAACCAATGTGTTAACATTAATTAAAAATTAAGTTTGGCTATATATATGTAAAATATATTTTTGTTACATTTGCACTATGTAAATGAACCATTACGATGTTTTTACTTTGGCAGCAGGCAGATGTGAATCTTTACTGTTGCCTTTTTTTGTTACGAGTAATTTTAAGAGAAAACCCATCTGCTTTAGCAATGGGATAAATCCGTTTATTTAAGTTTTTGTTCATCTATATATTTTTTAATTGTATCTTCTGATATATGACCAACACTTTCCGCATAATAAGAGCGTGTCCATAATGTAGGTAGTTTGCTTCGTAGACAAGTGAACTCTTTTCTTAATTGATGTGATGTAAACCCTTTTAGTTGTGCTGCTACTAAAGCTGGGGAATCAGAAGGAGTTGTTTTGATAAATATATGCACGTGGTCTGGCATCACTTCCATGTTATCTATTTGCCAATCATTCTCTTTTGCTTTTTGCAATAGTAGTTCTTTTAGGCGCTTTTCAATATCTCCTACAAGAACCTTCTTCCGATACTTTGGGCACCATATTATATGGTATGCGAGATTATACACACAACCCACATTTGTTTTCCATCTTTTTTGCATCTTCCTATTCAAAAATTTGTGTGTTTAACTTGTTTTTGTTATCTTTGTGGCAAAGATATAAATAATAATTGAGTCATGCAAGCATTTAAGTATAAGTTATACAAAACAAAACGCACAAAGCATATTGATGATATGCTTAGAGAAGCTGCGTTCACCTGGAATAAGGCGCTTGCCATGCAGAAACGATATTATTCTTTATATGGAAAATACATTAATAGGTGTCACTTACAGAAGTGGTTTGACAAACGATATAAAAGACATTATCTTGGTAGTCAAGTTCGTCAAGAAATAATAGAAAGACTTGATACTGCGTATAATCGTTTTTTCAAGAAACTTGCACAAAGACCACCGAAATTTAAAAAAGCCGCTGAATTTGTATCTATTGTATATAAGCAGGCTGGATATAAACTCTACGGGAATGAGTTGATACTTAATCGTAAATTTCGTTTCAAGTTCTCAAAGTCAAGAGAATACGAAGGGAATATCAAACGCGTAATTGTAAAGCGTTCAAGAGTAAACGAATACTATGTAGTCATAGTGACGGATGCAAATCCAAAGACATATCGAAAGACACATAATGGTGCATCGGTAGGAATTGATTTTGGATTGAAAATGTATCTAACTATATCTGATGGTAGAGAATACTCTAACCCACTATTCCTCAAACAGCATCTATCTGAGATTCGCAAAAAATCCCGCAACCTATCAAAATGTAAGAATGATAGCAATAATCGTAAGAAAAAACGAATTGAACTTGCAAAACTACATGAACATTTGCATAACAAGCGAGAGGATTATCAGTTCAAATTATCTCACGAACTTTGCAGAAAGTATGACTACATCTTCATTGAAGACTTGTGTTTAACTGGTATAACAAAGATGTGGGGCAGAAAGATGAATGACCTTGCGCACGCTGCTTTCATAAATAAGCTAGAATATGTAGCATCAAAGTATGGAGTAGTCGTACATAAGATTGATAGATGGTACGCAAGTAGTAAAACTTGTGAATGTGGATATGTAAACAAATCCCTACAATTAATAGACCGTGAATGGGTTTGCCCAGAGTGCGGTAGTATAAACCATAGGGATTTGAATGCTGCTAAAAATATACTTCGGAAGGGCATTTCCGAATTGGAGAGCATGGGTAAGACTTCTTCGGAAGCATCATGCGTTTATACCCAAGAATCCCACTTGCTTTAGCTGTGGGAGTATGTCAAATATAAACATACAATGACACCAAATGAAATAAAAGAATTCCGTAATTATATGCGTAAATGTATATCTATGAATTTTACGCTTGAAGAAAAAGAATGTATAGCTAAGAAGAAAAAGGAGATAAAAGAAGCAGGAGAAGCTATAAGAAGAAACAATGGAGGGAAAAATCCAATACTAGGATTTTGATTTAAAAACATATTAACTTGTACGGTAATTAGATAATAATACATACCTTTGCACTATGGACAACGAAAGAGAAATATTATCGAAACTTGACGCTATCATACAGAACCAAAAGGTTTTGTATGAGAATCAAATTGTCATATTTCAAACTCTAGCATCAATCGGACAAAAGGTTTACAGCCAAAGCGATTTCAAGAGTTTGATGATAAATATGGTAGCAAACGGAATAACAGAAAGAGTAGAAGCCAATGATCAACAAAGAAGAAATATCTAAGATTGCAGACTATTACTTCCAAGTAAAAAGACTTGCAAACGGTATAAAATCGTCAACCAAAGAGCGTGCAGAGAAGTTCTCTAAAGACCTTCTAGCCGTATTACTTTTGGCAGGGGCTAAATCGTTCAAGTCAATATCAAAACTCCCGGATAGCCAAAAAGAAAAAGTGCTGGAACTGACCAAAAAGTTCCGCGAGGATATATATAACGACATATACCAATATGTACTGGAAAGCAATAAACTGTCACTAGAACTAAACGAAGATCTTGGATGGGAGTATATTTCAATGACGGACAACGGCATTAAGGAATATATGGAAAGGACATACGGTGGAGAAACGACAAAGCAGAGAATAAACACAAATACAAACAGATTCCGCGCTGTTGTTGAAGTATATCTTGCCAATACATTACTATCCATAAAAACGAACAATATAGAGAAAATAACAGATGAGGTTCAAAAGAAGATATGGAACAACATATCATCACCATATAACGTATCATTTATTCCTCCAAGCAAACAGAAACACTATGGGAGAGGATATGCCACAAACGGTATAAGCCAGTTGTATGTTATAGAACAACAGATGATTCTAGGAATTTTCAATGAAGCAAACTATAATTCATGGAAAAATATTCCAAATTTCAAGGGATGGAGAACAGCAGTAACATCTAAAAACCCATGTCAGTTCTGCATTGACGAGCAATATAGAATACACACAGACAGACCTAAGCTGCCGTTCCATGCCCATTGCTTGTGTATATTATATCCGGTGTTTAATACATAATAACTTGATAATCAACATACCATTGAGTAACATTGCCATAAGACGGGGGATTTCCAGCATCAACCACATCATTACGAGTAAATGATTTAGGAATATTTGTGCACGAAGGCATCAATATATTACCTGACCATTGACCTGTATAAGATCCATCTTTCGCTCTCCATCTATATCTAGCGTATGGTCTGCCGGATGAAGCAACGTAATCACTAGAAGTGTTATTTGTAATGTTTAATCTGCATTTAGAAGAAGTAGACCCATTTGTCAACTGTCCGTAAACAGAGAATCCAGAAGCGTTGGCTGTTGTATTTCCAAGTGTAATAGAAAGACTTTGTGTAACCACTATAGGCTTACGAATAAATCCGTCAGATGTAGTAGGGATTAAGCATAATACATTTCCACTGTAATCACAAAAATAACCCTTAATATAAATATATGTATCCCCCATAGATATGAGATTATTGCGATTAAGGGTAATTGAAATTTTTCCTGTACTATCAATACTACTTACAACGAAAACTCCAGAATCCACCAACTTCTTTAATTGATTATATACTTCCACCTTTATCTTCATATTAGACCAAGTAAATCCCCCAAGTATTTTACCCCAATTATACCTAGAATCAGCCCAATATGGTGAAATTGTAAGTACAAACGTTGTCTTTGTAGCATCTACAGGATTAGTTAGAATATCTTTATCTATTGTAAGAGGTTTAGCCCCATGATCGTATCCATCAAAATCAGTAAGCCTGGCCCATGTTTTAGGTCTATCATATACTAATTTCTTATTTACAGAATCATAAATTATACCAGGTAAACTAGCATTGTCAAATGAAGGGCTAGACGCTTCTTTGGGTTTTATATAACTCCACATATTAATTTTTTCGCTAAGACAAGCATACCCTAAATCATAACCGTCACTAGTAGGACCAATACCTAGGGTAGGATATACATCACTATCCAATCCGACAGGTGCAGTAATTTTACCGTTAGAGTGACCCATAATCACCCCCTTCCTCTATAACGGTATAAGAACCTTTACAAACAACAACGCCATTACAACTGATACTACGACAATGAATATCGCCATCAATTATAACAGCATCAGAAATGTCATAATCACTAGGAAGCTCCTCACCACATAGTGTTATAACTTCGACTGCCCCTGTGCAGCTAGACTGCCCCTGTGCTCCCTCGCTTTGCTTCGGTCGCACACCAAATTTCCAGTAATAAATAAACTAATTTTCATCTAACTCACGTATTAAATCATTAACATATTTTACACAGGAATCTAACTCGTCATATCCGTCCAAAATCATAGCACCGACAGTAATGTGAAGTTTGTCTATCACTTCTTTTTTTAACAGCACAGCATTTGCCTTGCTTGTATCAGACTTTTCTATAACCGTTATTGCAGAATCAATCATCCTAGTTACTTCGGATGGTGGCATCATGGGAATATCAGCACCTTTCCGCCAAGACTGATATTCTCTCATTTTTTTAAGAAGTTCTTTTTTTCTCATGGCAAATCCGATATAGACTTTTTGACATCATCAAGTGACTTATCCGGCCAATATGAAATTACACCATTGTTTTTACCATAAACATACAGGCTTCCTTCCATAAAAAGATTGCCGTCATTATCTTGTTTGAAATAGACCTTGTTTATCTTTTCCACAAACTTTCTATTTCTCCATTCTCTGTACATTTTGAATAAATTCTTCATGTATATAATGTTTAATTAGTTATAAATTCATAATAAATAAGGAGTGATTATAGGCTAAATAAAAAGGGGGCCTATAAAACGCTCCTTATTAAATCTATGCGTAAATTTAAGATCTAGGCAACAGTCCATAAGACAAATATTGCTTTAAGGATCTTCGACGGTGGCAAAATCACCACAAAGATAATAATTAATGCCTAAATTTATATATATTATGAGTTATTCTTTTTGCGAATTAAGCATTAAGATAAAAGTTCCTCTTAATGCTGTTGGTGTCATCATTAGAAGTGATGGCACTCAAATTGAAATGAATTGATTTTATCTTTGGTGTCCGATTGTATATCATTGCCTAAAATCGGATGGAGGAAAACCCGAAATATGGCAAAAAAGATAAACCTCCATCCGCAAACAAAAACAAGAATTTAATCAATACAGGCAAAAACCACACATTTCGGACAGCATTGCAATACTAAAAGGGTAAATCATCCCGTCTTTCAGGCTGAACAGGTGCAGGTGATGGTGCTTGTGCTAGTTGCGGCATATCTATCTTAAAGCACCCAACCTCATTGTAATATTTTCCCTGATATTCTCTTGCTCTGATTTCAAGATGGGCAGTAATAGTATCGCCCTCTTTCAATTGAAGATCACACAGGGTACCCATTACATAGAAATACACCTCTTTGGCATACATGGAACCAATTTCCTCAACGAGATAATTTCTCTTTTGCCAAGGATTACCTGCCTTACTTGTACCAGCCTGTAACTGACCTACTTTTTTTACTTTACAATTTAATACTAAATCCATTTTTTTTATTTTTTATACTTTTCCTCTTTGATTTTGTCCAATTCTCTCATTGCGGACAGCCTTCTTTTGTGAGCGTCCACCCTTATCCAGAAAACCTTCCAACTAACTTCCTTACCGTTAGTTGTGTTCTCTTTAAGTATCTTGCCACATTTAAAAATCTCGTTGACAAGATAATCATACCGTTCTTTATCATAGCAATATCTCATGCGACAAAAGTAATATTAAAAAATAAACTAACACAGAAAACAATACTAAAAATAGTTAACTAAATGGTTAATTCTTCCTCTTCCTCTTTCGACAATGCTTCCACATCACCATCTTCACCTTTAGGGAAATACAGTTCGTCAAGATAATTGCTCGCTTCACTCTTGTCAGTGAAACTCTTTATAACACTTCCCCGTTTGCTAACGACACGGTAACTAATATTATCCTCTGCTACAACTTTGTAACAATTTAAATCATCCACATCTACAACATCGGGAGCATTATCATCAATACGCATCATGCTCAATATATGAGAATACTCGTTCACCTTCACCGTACAAGAAAAAACATTAGGAACTGGTTCTACTATCAATCCGGCATTTATCAATGAATCAAAAACAGAACGCCTGGGTTTGTATTTCAGTTGCCTCCTTATAAACTTCAACGTTATCATATTATCTCCCCCCTGTGCGGATAATACGCACAAACGTAATACCCGTAACGCATCAATACTACATAGAGGTGAAAGGTACTTGTACAACTGGACAGGAGTAAATTTATGGAAA